CTTGCAAAACCTAATACATTAATATTATCTCCGCTTGTATTTCTTTTTGCATAATAGTAATTGCCATTTGGTATAAAAACATTTCCCCCTGCCGTTACACTACTTGAGAATGTAGCTGCTCCTGTAGTATCAATAGACAATGGAATTCTTGTTACACTAAAATCAGAACTTGCTTGTCTTAAAACAAAAGTACCAACAGTTGTAGTATTTGCTCCATAAGATTGCCAAAATGCACCACTTCCACCTTCTTGTGAAATAGTAGTTCTATTTGCTCCGTGTCCTGTAATTGTACCCGTAGACATTATAGCACCTGCAACCGATAACCTTTCCGCAGGAGAAGTAGTACCTATACCCAAAAAGCCTGAAGCTGATAAGGTCATTTTAGCAGTAGGAGTAGTTGAGCCGCTACTTGATGTTCTAAATTCAATATAACCACCATCTGCTCCTGTTGTTGTTTGCTCAATATGAATAGCACCTAAAGAACCTCTATTGCTTTGACCCGTAAATCTTCCACCTGCCGTTGCAACGTCTAATGCTTGTTTAGATATAACTTGTCCATTGGTATCTATTAAAAAAGAACCTCCTGTTTGTGTAAATGTAGCTGTTGTACCAAACCAAACAAACCCTTTACTGGCGTTTCCTGCTAAGTTTAATGCTTGAAAATAAATATTGTTAGCGTCAAGTTCTCCAAAATTTAAAACAGTATTTGCTCCTTCATTTCTTTGTAGTCCACTAACATTTAATTTGTAGCCACTAACCGGAGTCATTCCAATTCCTATTAAGCTACTTGCTTCTTGAATTACACTATCCCCTATTGTACTTGCACCTGTAAACTTAGGTAGATAGTTTGTAGTACCCGTACCCGTTACTGGATTGGTTAAAGCGTTTTGCTTGTTGTTAAATGTGTTCCAGTCAGTTGAGCTTAAATAACCATCACTAGCAGCTCCCGATTGAGTAATACCAATAGTACCTGTAGAAGTTATAGTTCCACCTGTTATTGGACCCGTAGTTGCAATGCTTGTAACTGTACCCACTCCTGAACCACCAACTAAGGCAATAGTTCCTGTAGCAGATGGTAAAGTATAAGTATATGTACCATTGGTAATTGTTGATTCTAGCCTTAATTGACCAGTAAATCTAACGGTTCCGTTTACATCAAATCTATATGTGTTGTTGGTATTATTGATTGACACATTACCCGTTGGGGTTATCCTCATTCTCTCCGTAGTACCTGTACCAAATAAAAAGTTACCTAAAGATGAAGTAGTGTTATTCGCAAGTACCATATCACCAGCCACTGCGCCTATAATAAAGTTATTTGAAGCCGTAGCTAAGCCGATAATACCGGTGTAATTAGGAGAAGTAATCGTATCTGCAAATCTAAATGATGGAGCTGAACCGATTGCCTGATAATGATTATCTGCCGTGGTAGAATACACCATAAATTTAGATGTACTAGCCGTAGTTGTTCCAATCAAAACAGCAGTTCCGGCATCATAAACCAAACTATCAGCCAAAGACGTAGTGCCTGTAGCTTTAGGTATATATCCTGAAGTTAAAGAACCTGTATGCGTACCTACTGACCAACTTCTATCCGCACTTAAATCATAAGCCGTACCATTAATGGTCAATTGTCTACTTGTAGGCACACCACCTAAACCACTTAAAGTGTAGGTAGGAACATTCAATGTAGCACCTACTAAAGTAGCAGACCCACTAGAGCCTGTAGTCGTTAAAGTTAAAGCATTTTGCTTACCATTAAATGTAGTCCAGTCTGTAGAGCTTAAATAGCCATTTTGAGAGCCTGTAGCCACTTGGATAGAGAAAGCCCCAGTACCACTATTATAAGCCAATGGTGAGCTTGCAGATAGCGAAGAAAGGGTAATAAAGTTTGCACCGTTAGTTAGCTGACTTGTATTGGTTGGGATTGTAATAACACCAGTAGTATTATCATAAGCTCCCGAACCTGCCGTAAAGCTTAAAGCAAGTCTTGCTCTTGAGTCTAAATAGTACAAATTAGTACCTTCTGCGATATTAGAAGTAGTTAAACTCACCGCTCCTGTAAACCCGTTCACCGAACTTACTGCATCTGTATTGTCTACTTTATCCCATGTAGTGCCATTAAATATAGCCCAGTCACCTATTTTCCAATCGGTAATACCATTTAAGTTGGTAGAACCAGCTACACTAACAATATAATAATAACCTTTAGTTCCTACAGAACTTGTTAATGTAGGAGTATTTGTAGATGCGTCCCATGTGCCTTGAAAAGTAACACCTCCTACCATTCCTGATATTTGGTTTTGTACCTTACCAAAAGCCTGTAATATAGAATCGGTAGCAGCAATAGTGCCACCGCCTGCTAAATTTAATCCTGTAAGCAATTTACCTGTAACCGCAGAAGTACTTAAAGTTACACTTGCACTCCCCGGTCCTGAAGCCGTAGCCTCACCTGTTAATGCAGTAATGTAGCTACCTGCTGTTTGTTTATTATAAAAAGTATTCCAATCGGTTGAACTCAAATAACCATCGGTTGAAGTAGTTGCTTGAGATATAGAAAATACCCCCGTAGTATTACTATAGCTTAATGGAGCCGTAGCCGATAAAGCTGTTAAGGCAATAAAAGAACTTGGGTTAGAAGCCAAGTAATAAGTTGAACTATCTACACTGCCATCGGCTTTTAAAAACTGACTTGATGTGCCACCGATTTTAACAAAAGAGCCACCATTAATAGAACCCGTAAAGTAGTTAGCCGTTGTTGATGTGTTACCAAAAGTAGCAGTATTGCTACCATTACCAACCGCATTATATCCTATTACTATTTCGTTTGTTCCGCCATCTACTTTCGCTTTAGTATCTCTACCAATATAAACGCTACTCGAAGCCGTTGTGTTAGGAGTTGAACCGCCTGTAATGTGTGAACCTGCATTATAACCTAAAGCAGTATTTGAACTACCGCTTGTGTTATGCTGCATAGCATCAAGACCTACAACTACGTTACTGCCACCACTTGTATTATATAGTAAAGCATTTAAGCCTATTGCTGTATTCTGACTACCTGTGGTGTTTGTAAATAAAGCAGATTGTCCTAAAGCCGTATTGTATTGACCCGTTGTTGTATTATGCGCTGCCTCGTAACCTACTGCGGTATTATAGTTACCCGTAGTTATATGGAATAAAGTTCTATAACCTAAAGCCGTGTTATTTGCTAAACTGCTATTTCCTTTACCTATTGTTAAAGTTTGTACCGTTAAATCAAAAGCACCTAAATCAACTGCACCTGTCGCTCCCGTATATGGCACATAACCTGTTAATGCGCTTCCGTAATTAGGAATATTTAAAGTTGTTCCAATTAAAGTTGACGCTCCACTTGAACCAGTTGTAGTAAGTGTAATCGCTCCTTGTTTAGCGTTAAATGTTGTCCAATCTGTAGAAGTTAAATAACCATTCACAGAACTTGTTGCAGCAGGGATAGATACAGTTCCAGAAGTGTTTACTAATGGAGCACTAAAAGTTAATGCAGATTGCTTGCTATTAAAAGTTGTCCAATCAGTTGATGATAAATAACCATTTTGTGAACCATTTGCTACTTGTATAGAAAATGCTCCTGTAGTATTATTATATAATAAAGGGCTTAATGCACTTAACGAAGTCAAACTAATGCCACCAAGTCCAGCCAAAGTGTATGTTGGAATATTTAAAGTTCCGCTAATCAAAGTTGCAGAACCATTATTACCAGTTGTAGTTAAAGTAATACTGCCTTGCTTAGAATTAAATGTACTCCAATCGGCAGAGCTTAATAAACCTCTATTTGTTGCAGATGCGGTTGGTAAATTTAAAGTAATATTACCACTACTCGTTATTGGGCTATTCGCAACATTCACATCAGTTCCTGTTGAACCAACAGCTAAACCAACGCTCGTTACAGTACCTGCATCAGATGCTACTTCTACGATACCATTTACAGCTCTTAATACACCGTTTAATTCTCTTATCTTAACGTCACCGGTAAAAAAACCTTGTATAGCCATTTTAATATTTTTTTATTAGATAACTAATATTCTCACAAATTCTCCTGTGCCAAAAGGTACAGTTGCTGCAACTGTTAAAGTTCCAGTATTAGTATCCCATCTAACTTGATTTCCTGTAGGTACGCCACTAAATATAATTTCACCAACATCAATACCACCTCTACTTGCGTAAAGAAGTGTTTTATTAACTGCTTCACTAAATGTAATTGTTGTAGAACCACTACTTGCAAATTTAGAATACTGCTCAATAGTTATTGCAGAACCTCCGCTACTTGGATTAACAACGATACCACCTGTGCCAATAATACCTTCTGCTTCATAAGCATACCCACCGCACATTCCATACACGTATTCTGTAAAACCAACAAGGTTTATTCCTGTGTAATTCGCATCATCAACCCATTGCAAAATATCTGCTTCCATTTGCAATTTCTTAGGTAAAGTCAAATCTGTTTCTTTACCTAATGCAATATCTCTTATTGCTAAAGAGGTTGAAACTTTTGCTATATCAATAACATCTGCTGTAGTTGGCATTAGTAAACTAATTTAGGATTGTCAATAATATATTTTGCTTTATTCAAACTTAATTGCGCAATAGCGATTCCTGCACCTAGTGTAATTGCATCATCTGCTGCACGGATATAAGTATTTAAAGCAAACTTTGTAGAAAGCCAATTATCCCCATCCAATCTTTCAGGAGCAGATATTTGAGCTTTAGATAATTTAGTATTATAAATCTTTGCGTAAGTAGAAAAACCATACGTAACCGTCTTGCTATAAAGCGTGTTTGAATTATCTCTCCACTCAACTGTGATGTTCAATGCATAATCTCTATCTAATACGTTAAAACTAATTGTATTTCCAGTGGCTAACGACCATACTTCATAGTTGGTAGTTGTACCAGTTTCAACTAAATAAGTACCATCTGATTTTTGCATATACACCCTTCTAGTAGTAATAGCAACATCAGAACCTGTACTTGTATCATTTAATATTAATAAATTAGGGGTTGATATAACCTGCGATGCGGTAAAATTTGGTGTAAGCGGCATAATAAAAAAGTTTACCAAAATTACCAAAAAAATCTTAAATAATAAAAAAAGCCCTACTTTTTTATAGTAGAGCTTTTTTCTTATAATTTAATTAAATTTTAAGCCTTAGCTAACTCACTTAATTGCTTTTCAATATTAGCAAGAACTTCTTTACCATTCTTTGCAGTTTGGATAAATTGAGTCAATGCATCTGTTACATTTCCTCTGTCTTGTTTTGAAATTGTAGTGATTTCTTGAGAGCCAATTGAAACCTTACCAGTAGCCATATCAAATGAAATTACTTCATTATCTAAGCCTTGTCTTACTGCTGACTTAATATCTTTAGAAGGGTCTGAATAAACCTTTAAGAATTCATCCGGCTTAGAACGAGCAAAGTTTGCTACTTCCGCTAAGATTACCTCATCATCAGTAAATTCATTCCAGTTAAGTGCGGCTCCAATTTTACGAGCTTCTGCTGGTTTCATCTTAGAAATAATACTAATTGCTTCTTTCAGGATTTCAAAACCTTGAAGTGCCTTTTGACTTGATTTTCTTTGATTTACAACACCAAAAAGTGGCGCTTTACTAGCATCTCTTGATTCTCCTAAAACACTATCTCTGTTGTAGTTGCTAATCATAAGGTACTCATAAAGCTCCTCATCTTGCTGATTACCACCTACTAATGCAAAACGGCCTGTGAATTGGAATCCACCTAAACCATCGCTAACACCCGGCATAAAGAATCTTTCCTTGCCCGGTTTTTCACCATCCCACCAATCAGCTACTACCACATCTACCCATGCATCTTTTCCTTGCTTTGCTAAATAAGGGTCTTTAATCCTGTCTCTAGTAGGAATATTAGCTTTTGGGTAAAGTAATGGGTTTCTTTGTCTTTCTTTCTCATCTGGGTCGTTGTTTTTAACCCCTGTAAGCATCTCAAAAGTTACAGATTGCCCCGGCTCTAAAGCAGGAATGGCTTTCTTTAAATCTTCTGAAATTCCGTTGAATTTTCCAACTACTTGCATATATGTGTTTTTTGATTTAAAATATAATAAAGGTAAGCCGTATATTTCAACGGCCTACCATTATTTTGTCTACAAAGAATTATGATAATACTTGCTGACGTAAGAAGTGCTGAACACCTAAACACTCAAGACCTTGAGCAGTTGTCCAAGAACAAGTCCAGTTCATAGCATCTCCGTTAGGATTTACTGGAGAAATTGCACCGCTGTGGATTTCACCAATCATATCGTTACCGAATTTAGTTTGAGCTGGTACGTATCTTACACGCATTGCTGAATCATAACCACCACCTTGTACTTTAACACGGTTGTTGTAAGGAACATAGTATGCACATTTGTTAATTACAGTTTGACCGAATAATACTGGTTGGTCTTGGATTGGCATAGCCATGTAGTTAAGGGTGAAACCACCGTAACTTACTTTGTCTACTTGTAAATCAAGTTCTTTACCGTCAACAACGATACGAACTGATTGTACGCCAGAAGAACCTAACGCCTTCCAATAGGTGTCATGAGCTCTCTTAACTGCACTTGAACCGAATACTAAATAATCTTTAGGAGATTTAGCTGCGATAAGTGTATCAAGAGCATCATCAATGTTTGCTTTTTGTACTGTACCTAAAGTACCGTTAACGATTGTGTTACCGTACATCTCGATGTATTTGTTTAAACCACGAGTTGTTTGTACTGGTCCACCACCATCACTACCTGAAGTATTACCATCAGTAAGGATAGGGTTAGTATCACTGAAAGTAGTAACTGACATATCACCAGCGATGAAAGCAGCATTGATTTTACCTTTAAGTAAAATTGCTTTTTCAAGGTGGTCTTTAACGATAAATTTGTTTTGACCGTTAAATTCAACTTCAATAGTTGCAGCGTTTTGAACGTCTGTAATTTTTGAAATTTCACGGAAGATTTGGTACTTGTTAGTGTACTTAGTTAAACCAAAACGTAAGTTAGTTTGGCTTACTGAGTTTTCACCAACAGCTACTGAGAATAAAGATAATTTATTACCAGCAGTTAAAGTCATGTTAGCACCAGATACAGATTTGATGTATACGGTATCAACACCTGAAGTTGTTACAACATTTGTAACGATAGCAGAGATAGCACCAGTTGGAACTAGAACTAAATCATCTTTACGTGCTTGACCAGAAGTCGCAGTAGTACAAGTAAAGTTGATAGAAGTTGTACCAGAACCATTTACAGTACCACCAGTTGTATCAAGAAGTTTGAATAAAGCTTCGTTTACAAAAGTGTAATAGATAGGTTGACCAGTAGAGATAGGCTTCTTTCTGTCGCCTAACCACAAAATGTCTGTTAAAGCATCATCGTTCTGAATATCAGTAACGAGCTTGTTAATCTCTCTCGTGTCAAGCACCGGGTCAATTGCGCTGACGTAGGCTTTGTTAATGTTACCTAAATTGTCTGCCATTTTTAATCTTTTTAATTTTTTTTAAGTAAAAGTTTTTAATTTTTACCTGCCTATGGTTCCCATTTTAGCCCTTGAGCCAAAAGCTTCACCTAACGATTCATTGGGTTGGGCAGGTGCACTACCAACAGGTCTGCGTGCGTTTTGTCCTTCTTCAATGATAGCTTTCAATCCCAATGACTTTCCATAATTCACAAGGTCCTTTTCATAGTTTGGATTAAGAGCAACTAATGCAATTTTTTGCAATTTAGCCACATCTGGAATTAACTTTGCTGGGTCCGCCTCTTGCGGATTTACAGAAATAGCTCTTTGCCACTTTTCTCCATCCAACGCTACTTCCATTAAATTTTCAGGTTTATCAATATTAAAATTGAATTTGCCATTATCTCCTAAATCAATAGCAACTCTTTTGCTATTTAATAAGGATTTGGTAGCATCATGTTCCCTGAAAAACTGGAGAACTTGTTGTTGTTGTTCCATCATAAACCGCTCTTGCTCTGCATATTGAAGCTGGTTGTCCACCTCTTGTGGCCTACTAACTTCTGGTATACGGAACTGCTGCTGTTCATAAATTCTTTTTTGTCTAACTAATTCTGCGTCTGCTTCTAGTTGAATTAATCCAATTTCTCTATCCTCATCAGCCGCAAAATCAGTCTGCTTATATCTTGCTTGATACAGCTTCTCAATCTTATCATCGCTAAGATTAGGATACTGTAATTTCAATTCATCAAATACCAAATCAGTATGAGATACATTATTCCAATCAAAAGCTTTTGCTTCTAGGAACTTATAAGCATCTCCACCATTTTTTCTAAACTCAGCAAAATCAGCAACAAAATCATCATAACCTAATTCTTTTAAAATTTCTTTAGGGTCAGACTTCTTTAATTGCTCTCTCCAATCAGTTACCTGAACAGGAGCGGATGATTGAGTTTCTTCGGTAGCATTTTCAACAGGCTCATCACCAAAATTAGGCATAGAAAAAGCTGTTACATTTTCCTCAGCCCGAGCTTCTGGTTCTGTTACAACCGTAGACTGAGGTCCTTCAGTTGATACCGTAGCTGATTCTGCACTTTCAGTTTGAATAGGTGCGGCAGGCTCTACAAACTCATCTTGAGGCATAGGGATACCGGTACTCATTCTATAAACTGGTTTTTGTTCTTGTGGTTGTTCTTGTTCTAGTTCTGACATAAATGTGTTTTACGTTACGAAAATAATAAAATTTAGTTAAAAAAATAAATTTATTTAATTTTTACCCATACCCTTATCGAAGAACAGGATTTCTTTAGATTCTGCTGCTATTTTATATTTAGCTAATAAATCACCATATTCACCAACTGCTTTTCTTTGAATTTCCATAAACTGTAATAAAAACTGTGCAACTACACAATCTTCTTCTTCAGCCATTTGATAAAACTTTTTATATTGGTTATAAACTTCTAATTCTGTTTCATAACCAATTTCTAATGAGTCTCCTAAGTTTTCAATTTTATCTGTAATGGCATCTATTCTTGGAACGTCTGCGCAATCGCCCATATCATTCATAAACTCTACAATCATTTGATAGTGCGTAAGTTCTTCAGCGCTTTCTGCTAAAAAGTATTTTTGCGTACCAAACAATCCTAACTTCTGTAGCTGGTTCGCTAAACTTTTCCATAAGTTAGATTGATATAGTTCTACGTACAGAGCATCCTGTAGACCTTTTCTCATTTTGCCGCTGAGTAATGATTTAACTTCCATCTTATTTTTATTTTTTATTATTATTAACTGTTATTTTAGCTTCGGCTGAAATTCTTTGAGCAATAACTTTTGCGTCACTTTGAATCTTAGCTTCTTGAATATCGCTTTCTTTCTTACCCATTTGGATAATATAATCCCACTGCTTCTCTGCATTGATTTTAGCAATATCTACTTCTAATTGAGTCTGCAAAGTTGTTCTTTTCTCTTGCTCTGCAACCTGAGCTGCTTGAGCATTACCTTGCGTTTGTTGTTGAATTTTTTGTAATTCAAACTGCTGCATTTGCTCTCTGCGCTTTTTGATTCTGTAAGCCAAAATCATTGAAGCCATTTTCAAATTACGGCAACTCATTACAAGTATCTTATCTTCAGGCTCAATTAATCCTTGTGAATCACGAATGTTTAATTCTTGAATCAATTGCTGTCTTTCATAATCTTGCGGAGCATCTTCTATGAAAATACCGAATTCATGAATAGATAAATTAGGATTAATTTGTAAAAACTTAACTGTCTCCTCACCTAAAGCTTTAGACACACCTTGAACTTTACCTAACTTAACAGCTATTTGAACCTTTGCAACAACCGCATCAGCCACAGCTTGAATTAATTGCTTATCAGCAAAAGTTAATAAATAAAGAGCATTATTGGTACTTTCCATTGCTGCATTTGCAACAGGAACTAAGGTTCTTGCATTAGGAGTAGAGCCATCTGTCAGTTCATTCAATCCAGATACTTGACGCATTAAATCAATAGTGCGCATTAAATCATCATATAATTGACCGAATACAACTAATTGACCAGAGGCTTCGATACTTACTGGCTTGTAGTTTGGATTTTGACTTAACAAATCTGTTGAACGATAAGGAACAACAAAGTTTGAGAAAATGAAATCCATAACTTTAGTAGGATTCATTTTTTCCCCACCACCGCCAAAGTCAACACCTTCAAGTGCGTTTAAGTCAATATTGATTAAATAAGGAATAAGTTTATTAGACATATTCTGTAACCTAAACCAAGCCAAACAAGCTTTATCCTCTAATGGAATAAGTCTTTCAGTAACACCAGCAAAACGCATCTTGTAGAAGTTCCAAGCGTATAACTGAATATTCAATTGAGTATCCCACCAAGATGATGGTTTTCTAATTTGGTTTTCAGACATACCCCAGTCATACATAAAGTCTGTCATTACAACCCACTTACACTTGTAAACAACCTTTTTGGTTACAGGCATAAAAACAGGGTCTGCTTGACCTTTGCTTTCCGTTTGACTCATTGGATTATTAAATTCAGATTCTAATGAACCTAATTGATTAACAGCCATTCTTGAAGCAGACTGATATTTAGTTTTACCAAATCTTATATTACCACGACCATCTACTTCTTCCTTGTAAGTATAATCGTTCCATGATAAAAATTCAAAATCTAAAACTAATATTTTAAACCTATTCCAATATTTAGAATAGTCAGTTCCGTACATAAAGTTTGAAGGGTTGCCGAATCTTCCGGCAACAGATGTTACCATTTGATTCATCTGGTCTGCCGTAAAATATGGAGCTAAATCTCCAATATACATTTCTCTTACTTCACCCCAATGAACCAAATCAGAAAAATCACTTTTAGAGCAATAAGATAACACCATGTTTTCAGGGTTAATTTCTCTTATCTTAACGTGACCATTCTCATCAATCCATTGAGTATAACCACCCATTCCAAAATCAAACAAATTTTCTATAGTTCTTTTTCTCTTGTCATCAAATTTATTTTGATAAAAAGATAGTGATATAGCTTGCTCCGCCTCCATTGACATTACGTGCTTATATCCAAACTGCTGCTCCATTTCTAATTGCTCCATATCTTGAGGCTCACCCGGAGCTGGCGCTAATACAGGACTATCTGCAAGTTCTTCTCCTCCAGCTTTCTTCAAAGCTTCACGCATCATAATCTTAACCTTCATTTCATTGAAGTAAGTATCTTCTTCACTTTTAGCTAATGGGTCTACAGCAAACGCTTGAATATCATATCTCCTTTGCACCAATTTTGAAATAGCAATCTCCCTAAATTTAGTCAAGAATGATGGCGGAGTCCAGTCAATATTCAACCAGCTTTTATCTGTTTGCTCATCAGCGAGCAACATTTTTTTATATTTAGTTGTACTTTGTCTACCTAATGCATACTCTCTAATTTCGTTCATTTTTGATTGACCGAAATTGAGCATATTGTTGGGTACATAACCACGGGAATCACCCCAAGCTGCTTTTACATAAGATAAAATCCAATCGTACCCTTTTTCTCTTGGGTCTATCTGTTGATTGGGATACGTATTCGTTTGTTGCTGCATTACTATGCTAAATTTAAGGTTACCCAAAAATACTTAAAACTATGTTAAAAATACAAAATAATTTATTTAAAAATTAATTTAATATAATTCACGTCCTATAAGCAAATCATCGTAACTCATATCCATCTTTGTGTTATACGAAAATCCATTATATTGGATGGCTGCAAATGGGTTACAAACATAGTATTTTCCCAAATTCGACAACGCCCTGTCTATATGCTCATCATCCGGAACGCTTAAATATTTATCATAAAACCCTTCATTAACTATATAGCAATGAAAACCTGTAAATGATTTAACAGAATTATCCTCTAAAATTTCCCCTATGTATATGCCACTTAAATAAATATCAAAATCTTTTGGCTTGCTTTCTAAAAAATATTTAAAACTATTAGGATTTGTGAACCTGACATCATCCTCCATTATACATATTTCCTTGAGTCCATTATCTTTTGCAAACTGAACGCATTGTTTATGGGCCAAATTGATACCTTTCATAACAGAATACTGGTCGTGTATAGCAGGGAATATCTGATAATCCCTTATACCTTGACCTATAAACTCTTGCATAAGCCTATCAAACCTTTCGTGAGAATCAAAATTGTGGATAACTGCTATCTTCACTTTTCTAAAATCTTAATTATGTTATTAAGTGCTCCTTCGTAAGTGTAATACTCTTTGTATATTTCACCTATTCTTTCTTGCTTATCAACTATTTCCAAATTAGAAATACTACCCAAAATTTGTTCTATTCTATCAGCATCCCTTTCTTCTATTATAATACCAAAATCCCTAAAATCTAAATCAAATGGATTTACAAATTCATCGGATATGTAAACAGGTATAGTTAAATACTGCATACATTCAGCTATCCTAAAACTATTTAATCCATAACCCCTTGGACATAAGCCAAATAATGATTCAGATATAATATCACAAAACTGATTGATGTCATGTCCTTTGTCTGATATGTAATAGTCTGGATTCAATATATTAAAAACGTGTTCTCTTACCGGATGAGTATGGGTTCCAATAAATGAAGCAAATCTTCTCTTTCTACCATCCCATTCAAAAGAGTGTGGCATACAAAGAAGCGGTATTTCAACACCTACCTTCTTGCTCATGCTAAACTGAAGTACATCTAAATCTTTTAGGTCAATGATTATTCCGTCATCATATTGACATATAGTCCAATACTTTTTATCTCTTGACAAGTTGTCCACATATTTCTGTAGCTTATCAATAGCTTGCTTATCGTTGCCATAACTATTATTAACATGATAAGCGGTCCATTGTATTGGCAAATACTCCCTTTCTGTTTGTGGAATATATTGCCTCGTTACCCAATCCTCAAAAATAAAAATATTTTCAAACGGATAAATGGTATTTATTGTTGGCGTAAATTCTGAAGGTACGTTTATCATAATTATTTTTTTATCCAAATTGCATCACCCCATGAATGATAATGAGAAGCCCATTTTGTTTCTACTCTGTGAAATCCAAAAGGTAAAAGAAATTCATCTAGCTCCTCAACCATTGGGCATCCTTTATATGTTTCTTGTCTGTTAACCTCTAAGTAAAGTAAATCAAATTGAGGTAGCACTTTTACCGAACCTTTCAAAACCTCTAATTCGTATCCTTGAGTATCTACCATAAATAAATTATACCAAGAAGGGAATTCTATACTATCCAATGTCACAATCTTAACTACTTGTGGGTCTCCGTTAAAAATAACTTCAGAGTGCTGCTCTAAATGAACAAATGGCTCTAACAAGCTATTGCTTTGTCCTTGGTTAGTTGTATCTACACACATAACGCCTACATCAGGTTTACTACCAATTGCAACATTTTCTAATTTTACATTAGAATCTCCTGCGAATCTTTGAACTAAAACTTCAAATGCTTCCTTAATAGGCTCTACATATAAAAAACCTCTAAGTCCACAATCAATATAGTCGTTATGTTCTTCTGCCCAATGAGCGCCAACGTGAGCAACTCCATCTAATTTTATATCATACTTTTCAAGTATTGGTTTTAATGGTATCAGCATATTATACTTTTTGATTAATCCAGTTATATAATTTCTCTATTCCTTCACGAAGTGGTTTTGATGGCTTCCATCCTAATTTTTCTTCTATAAGAGTATTGTCAGAATTCCTACCACGTACACCTATTGCATTTGATTCTACATTTTTAATAGATAAATTCTTTCCAGAAATATCAATAACCATTTTAGCTAAATCATTAATTGCAATCATTTCATTTGAACCAATATTTACCGGATGCACGTAGTCGCTGTCTAACAATCTCATTACTCCTTCTACAGCTTCATCTATAAAAAGAAACGACCTAGTTTGTTTACCATCTCCCCATATCTCTACTTCACCATATTCTTCGGCAGAAGCCACTTTATAGCAAACGGCAGCAGGAGCTTTTTCCTTGCCATTATTATAACATGATTCAGGTCCAAATATGTTATGAAACCTACAGATTCTTACATCTAACTTGTAATTTCTTCTGAATGAATCAAATAGTATCTCACTAAATATCTTTTCCCATCCGTAGGGTGAATCTGGATTAGCAGGGAAACAATCGCTTTCTTTTAACGCTGCACAATCTTCTCTTTCTTGAATTTGCTCAGGATACGCACAAGCTGAAGATGAAAATAATATTTTCTTTACTTTATTCTTAGTGCAATAGTGAACCATGTTTAGATTAACCAATGCAGAATTATGCATTACGTTAGCATCATTATCACCTGTAAATATATACCCAGCTCCGCCCATGTCGGCAGCCATTTGAATAACTAAATCAAACGAACCATGTCCGCTATATATGTCGCTCTGATTAGGCGCAAACGTAATCCTACTTACAAGTTCTGGATTTCTTAAATCACCTACCACAAAATGGTCAGCTTCTGTTTCAGAATACTCAGGTCTTTTTAAGTCAACACCTCTTACCCAATAACCTTCTTTCTTTAATCTTTTTACCATGTGGCTACCAATAAATCCACCTGCGCCACAAACTAATGCTGTTTTCATGTTTATTTATTTAGTTTTAAATACCATTGTTTTCTAAAAAACCATACTCCAAAATTGTTTAAAGTATCTTCTGATTGTAATACATTTTCAGGATTAAAGCTTCTGTCACCAATATCATCTCTTACAAATACTTTAGGAACAACTTCTTCAACTGCCCTACGTACTTCATCTGCATTATAATCATGTCCTGCTAAAATGTATTCATCTTTAACTTTTGGATACCAAGCCCTAATTTCTTTTTTAGTTTCTTCATATGTATGTGATGAGTCTATATAACAGAAATCTAAGTATCCGTCATTAAACATTTCCGATGCTTCTAAACTACCAAATGGAACTACTTCTATAAAATCACCTAATCCGCTTTTAATTATGTTTTGGTAAATAGTTTTCATTTGAAGATACTTACCATAATCCATATTATCTACCATATATAGCTTAAACTTCTTTCCAAGTCTATTAAGCTCCTGAGCTAAAAACAAAGCGCTATCCCCATCGGCTACTCCAACCTCACAAATCTTACAATCATCTGGAAGTTCTTTTGCAATTCTTTGATAGAAGTGCGGAAAATCAAACATTAAAAAATCGCTCATAATTACATTTTTATAAAATAAGGTGGAACAATATCGCTAGTATCTAAACCATCCCATCCCGGACTAAACCAAAATGTAGGGAATATAACTTTTTTATTTTCGTTTCTATTCAACCATCCTCCCCACCAGCTAAATGTACTTGGGCTGCATATCTGATGCTCACACCAACTCATTTCTAATAGGTCTGATACCTCATCAGTATTACCAGAAAATTCGCAATCATTTCTGTGCTTAAAGTTCTCCATGCACCACTGAATGTCATCAGAAAAGAACTTAAACTTGTATCCCGGAAATTCAGCCATAACTTTTTCATACCATTCTACTTTTACTTCTGGATGCTTGTTTCTTAATTGAACATAATCACCCCTTCTAACATGACAAGCTACGTATCCGTCCTGTCTATTATATGGGAAATTAAATAGGTATAATATCTCGTTTCTATATTCATCAAAATACTTTGCCGTCTGCCTGTAACCTTCTATTGAAATATTCTTATCTCTCCATTCTTCATTAAAAGGCAGTTCTTCGTAACTATGTTTACCTTCCCATAAATTAATCTTCTCTAAGTTAGGATTATAATTTGGGTTAACCAAGTGTAAGCAATATATAGGATTCCATTTAGGATGGTCGCTATGAGATGGCACAGTGAAATCTAGGTTATGTTTTAATGCATAAGCTATAGCGGTGGCTGCTTCAAAGCACCAATTACCCATTCTTCCAGCGTTTGTAAATGTTACCATAATTAAAAGCCCCCTACGACAAGACGGCTTAATTCACGCAGGGGGGCTTGAACGTCTTGTTTTCGGGGGTATGTCTTATTTAACAACTAACCATTTATTTATGAATTAAGCGATACTAAAATAAATAATTTATTTCATATTTCTAAGTTCTTCTTCAACTTTTTGATAAAATTCTGGGTCTATACTACAATTAAGTTTATAATGCGATTCATCGTGAACCAAATGCTCGTATTGCATCCCCGGAACTATGTGCATTTTATTGCCCCACTTAAACCAATTCATGTTTTGATATATACTATCTGAGCTATGTGGGTCCGTATTTGCATCCCAAACCTTTACATAATCCATTGCAGAAACAAAATAATTCATGCAATTTAGGCAAGTGGAAAAAAATGGCCTATCCATGTATTTTGCTACATTTTCTTTAGATATTGTTAACCCACTAAATTCTGTGTAATCAAATAATGGTTTTGCAAAATCAGGAGCCAATATGGTTTTTTTATCCCAAGTTTGAGAATATATCTTATCTATGTATTTTTCATCTATCTGATTGTCGCTATCTAATAATATACAATAGTCGGTTGGTGAATAGCTAACAGCTACAAATTTATTGGCATAACAATCCTGATTTGTGACATTTCTGTAAAGCTTAACCTTGCTTAACTTATCACATTCTTCCTTTAACCTAGTATACACATCAATATCACTAGCATCATCTACTATTACAATAGTGTCTATTCTAGCGTCATCATAAACTTTTTTAAAGCTATTTAGGGTCATTTCTACCCTATTCCAAGTTGGGATACAAATACTTATCTGTTGCATTGTTAAAGGTTTGATTCAGAAAATTTTTGATAATATCGCTGCTCTATAAATGGTTGCCAATTTATTTCAGTCCTTCCTATATCACTATATCCCGGTCTTTGCGTACAAAGCAATGGATATGTTATGTACGTATGTCCGTTTGGCTGAACTGTTTTTACTACGCAATTATCTATCGGAGCCTCTAATCCTGCTGCCAGTATCTCCTTCATTCCATCAAGAGATATAGCCCATGCGTGTGTTGCAAATGCCATATCTAATAAAAGTAAATTATTTGACGGCTTTGCTTTAAATCCGTTTGTGCATTGCGCTCCCAAATATAGTATTTGCCAAGTAGGAGGCAACTGCTTTACTACCTGCTCCATAGTTTCATTAGGGTTACCGCAGCTATCTACAAACATTGCGTCATCTTCAAATATTAAAACAGATTTTAAATTATCTGTTACTGCATCCCTAAATATCTTTTCTACAGTAATTCTTAATCCTTCTGCACCGTTTTCGTGTGGAGTTGCGTTCACTAACTCGTATGGTATTCCCCATTTATAAAGTTCTTCAGCTATTTGCAATAGCCGGTCAGTTCTACTCGGAAGATTTATAACAAGTATTTTATCAAAAAAATCGGTCCACATTAGCGTGTTGGTTTCATGGCAAAAAAATCAGAAAGCTTAGTTTTATTATCTACTTTTTTCAAGTTAACTTTTTTATAATAATCTGCAAATAAAGTCCATCCGCCTCCCATTACCAAATCCGATACTTCTGTATCATTAACATTGAACTTTAGCAATCCGTCATACTTATCATCTATCAAATTAGGATATATTATTTTACCGTCCTTACCACTTGTAAGTATATATTGTTCCCATAAATTTACCATTAACGCTTTATTATCTGAATTAGGGTCTACACCATAAGTATCTTTATTAGGAAGCTTCATTAAAAACATTTCTAAGTAATTGTCAACAAAGAACTTACGCAAACCACCGTCCATTTTAGCCTCGACTAATAATTGTCCTCCATAAGCAAAGCACTGAAGTGCCATGTCCATGTGAAAAAGCTCTACCATCTTAGGTCTTGCATGGTACTTTGAAACAAGCATCCTATCAAATACGGGGTCATTATCTCCCTTATCGTATCTATTCATTACAAAACTACTGGCTTTAGAGCCTTCTCCAGATTCAACTACTGAGTTTTGGAAGGGGTCAACAGCACTTACAAACTGAACATAGTTCTTAGGTATAAACAAACTCCCTCTTTTCTCATAAGTTTCTTCTGGAGTTTTGAAATCCTTAGCCCTATGCCATCTTGCACTTTCTTTATCGCACTTATGCCAAATAGCTTTTGTGAAAGGTATACCGCCCTCCCATACATAATTACCATACTCAACTGCCGAACTTTCACCAACCTTTGCTAATTCATACAAGTCATTTAATACAACGGCATCGAAGTGACAATTATTGTTCCGAAGCATAAACATTTCCCTTTCATCAAAAGGGTTCATCCTTATTTCTTCCTCTAATTGTACGCCTTCTAGCTGCTTTCTTTTTTCTTCAAGGTACTTTTTAGCGCCTAATCTTATATCACTTTCATCCAAGTCACCAGCTCCAACATAATACTCAACTAGAAATTTATATTGTTCTTCTGTAGGCTCATTAATAACACTCATTCCGAACTTGTCAATAAAACCTAAATAGCCATCATAAGCTGGGGCAAAGTACTTAACTAATCTATTAGGAGTCTTTGCGTATTTAAAATGGTCTGCGCCATCCCATACATTCTTAAATTCCTCACCACCACTTGTCATTGAGTTTGATGTAGAAGGACACTCTATAAATCCAACCCTTTTAGCACCCTTTACAAGAGTCTTACTTACAATTGATATAAATGTAGAAAAAGGGTTTTCTTTAGCCCATTTTCCACCTTCATCAAACAACCCTCTACTTAGTCGACCTGAGTCATAAGAGTTCAATGAAGGCGCTCTATAATCAATCCTAGACCTATGTCCTGTATCTGTATCTACTATACTTCCCTTAGCGCCTCTTACCTCTACTGATTTGTGAGCAAATACCAATTCACTAACGCTATCTTTATTATTTAATTGTTTTGGTTTTAAAAATACTGGCAATTGCCTGTAACCAAAAGAAACCATGTTCGTAAATGCAGCCTTAGCATCTATTTGAGTTTTACTTGTTAAACCGCAGAAGCTATTCTTGTAAAATATACATTCATAAACCAAGTTAGAAGTAGCTACCGAAGTAGCACCCTCACGTCTTTTCTTACCTCTCACAATACCTAAGCACCAAGGGGTTCTTTCCCAATGGTCTAAAAATAAAAAGTATCTTCTATCTGTATCCCTGTAGTCTGGGTATATGTCATCCTCTAGCTTCCAAAAGCTTAAATAAAAATAATTTTTACCGCTTATGTAAGTTGGAGTGCCATTATTGTAAAACCAAAATCCCTTCTTGCATCTTAGAACTTCTCTATTAGCGTAAGCGGCTTGCTCTGCGTTTAACAGGGCATTACCCTCACTATCATATTCTACAAGAGATAAAAATGCAGGTATTTCTTTTCTTCTCCAATATTGTTCATTAGGGTCATCTGTACCCCAATTTTCTATATCAGATGCATCAGGCTTTTCCGGAAGTTGAATTTCCGTGCCGTATATTTTTATGGTTTCTAGCATAGGTTATTTTCTGCTTTCAGCAATGGTTTCTACAAATGGTTTCTTAGCAATGTCTTTTTGCTCATCACCCGTAACACCGGCAGATATACCTAAATCCCTAATAGCAGTTGATATGCTTGCGCTATCATTCCATAAAATCTTCAATCTTTCAAACGTCTTGTCGTTCTTATCTTCTAATTGCAAATGGGATAAGTTTGTCTTATTTAACAAATCCGCCATTTCATTAGCTTTACGATTCAAAGCGTAGAATAACTTAGCCGCTCCATTTTGTTCGTAAAGTAGTAGTTTTTGCTTTAGTTCTTCAAGTGTTTCCATGTGTTAATTTAGTATTATATTCGGTAACCCTACATTATACTTGCCTCCTTCATTATGGTCACAAGCCGTTAGGGATATTACCGTAATTTCATGATTATCATTAGTTAAATCCAAGACAGCGCTATCCTCTATACATATAGGGAATAGCGTGTCGTTTGCAAATATATACATTTCTGTGTCACCATCTAACTCTGCTGTCAATTCTCTAAAATCTTCTAATGTCATCTGTTAAACCTTTTTCTTGCTCTTGATAATTTTCTATCTTCAATTTTCTCCTCTCTAGTTTTTCTTTCTTTACCAAAAAGCTTTTCTTTTGACAATCTTGTTGCTTCGGAAGCTATTGACTTTTTAGCTTTCTTAACTTCTTCTTCTGTCATATCTTCAACCTTTTTAGTAACTACATTTCCTTTGTCTAATGTAAGATTAAATTTTGATTTACCATCGTATAATTTTCTTATTTCTTTTTCTATATTAGCATCTCTTAGTTTAACTAATTCATCAAATTCTTCATTATTTATAGGTCTATCTCCATCTTTATGATTCTTGATTAGCTCAGGATTCATCTCATCAGAGTTCAACATTCTTTCTAAAGAAGTTTCTAATGATTCTTTATTTGCCTGAGTAGCATAACTTCCGTAACCAATACCTAAAATGTTTGGAAGAAGAACAGTAGCTAATGAAGTAATACCCTCATCTTTTAATGCTTCTGCAAAATCATCAGCATACATTGGATAAGCTTCTAATACTTCATAAGGGTCAAAATCTTGATTTAAAGTATTTTTACCCAATATAGCATTTACCGCATAGCCGGTATTTGGAGCCAACTTGTTTCTAAAAAACTTAACTAATGAACTTCCGGCTCTTTCAAGTTTTTTCTGTTGATTATACTTATTATCACTAACTCTTGAATATAATGCAGATACCATTCTAAAGAATGTTCTTAAATAAGCAGCTTTACCTCCGGTAATGTCATACACCTTTTCACCAAATCTAATTTGTAAAAAATCTGGTTCATCTGGGTCTAACGTCACAGTAGCTCCTGCTGCCGATGCTGCAAGCATTATTCCGGTTGTAGTAGTAACAATAGATAAAACATCTTTCATTACATCCTTCCTAACTCCCGGAGGCAATTTAGCATATTTAACAGGATTTAAGCTATTTATATTTGCGGCCATTAAACGAGCGCCATAAAATGTATTACTTACAACTTTGTTTGCTTTACCTGATTCTAAGAAGCTAATTAATTTTCCACGACCTGTCATATTCATAACAAGGTCTGCCATTCTTTTGTAAGCTTCAGGGTCAGACTGTCGAGTAATACCCTGCTTTAATAATTGCTTTTCATACTTTAAATACATCTCGTATCTAGCCGTATTTAAAAATCCATCAGCCGCTCTCTGAGATGCCAATAATGGCTCTGTTATTAACTGTCTTACAATAGGTATCTTAATACCATAAAGAAAACTTTTTTGGAAATCTTCATTTCTTTCTTCATTCTTTAATGCATCAAGCTCATTAAACTTAATGCCATCTTCTACCATTTTACTATATTCAGAAGAATTATGTATATCATACATTAAACTATTGAACTTTTTATCACTAAACACGCTTTTCATTTGATTACCAAAAGCCTTAGCAAAAACGTCCCATTTTCTAAAATTTAGAGCAATCGAAATACCTTGACGTAAAGAAACGGATAAGTCAAATGCAGTTTGCATAACCCTTCTGATACCAGTAATTTGATTGATATGGTCAAGGGCCTTTTCTGTTTTGCTCATTTTTTTATAAGCATCTTTTTGTCTTTCAGCTTCTATCTGTCTTTCAAGCTTAATAACATTATCTTTTAATAATTGTGTTTTTCTATCTAACTCAAGTTTAGGTGGAGCCTTTTTTTCTTCCAAATACCTTTTATTTTTAATATCTTCTTGAAGTTTTTCTATTCTTCTTGTAAGCATTTTTCTTTTAGAGGCAAGTAATTCATCTTCAGTTTTTGAAGCAAATTCTGGTTCAGTAAATTCTTCAGGAACACGGTCTCTTTCTTTATTAAGCCTTTTTACCTCTTTTATTTTATCTTCAAGCTCTAATATTCTATCGTTCTTTTTAACTTTTTGAGCAGGATTCTTTTCCTTCTCAATACCTTTTCTAACATTTTCAAGCTCTTTTATTAACGCAGCTTCTCTTTGTAATAATCTTAATTCTTCAGCCTTTTCATTTCTGGTTCTTGGTTTTGACTCATCATACTCACCATTAAAAATATCTAGTACATCTTTTTTAGTCATGCCATCTACTATATCTTTAAATTCAGCGTAAGTATCATTTACAATATCATCTAGTTTATTAGCGCCTTCTTCTACCAAGCTTTTTATATATTTTTTAACATGAGGTGATACAGCTTTCAATTCTCTAAAATAAGGAACAACCACAGCGGTAACCCCTTCTTCTCCAGTTCTTAACTTTCTTAAAGCTTCGCGTGCATCAGCTAGTGATTGCTTTCTCTCAATAACATATTCTTCTCTTGTCTTTTTAGCAGCTTTTTTAGCGGCGGCTCTAGCTTTATTAACTCCCATTTCGGCAATTAATTTAGCATTAACTTCTTCGCTTTTTTGTAACGCTTCTTTTAAAGCATTTTTTTCTTTTTGAAGCTCCTCAAATATTCTAGCTTGGTCTTTTATTTCAGATTCAGTAAACGGATAACCTCTATCATTTTCTCTCATTAATAAGAAGTCAGGTAAAGTATCTTCCACTTGCTTGACACCTTGTCTAGCTCTTAATGATTGACCAACCAATTTACCTCCGACATTATTACTTAGCTCCATTATTCTTTTAAATTGAGCTAAGTTTTCTGGTGAAGGATTAGCATTAATCTTTGCCTTTGCAGAAGATATAATAACCAACATAGCTCTTTGCTCTTGAGGTGTAGGTATTTTACCTTCTTCGTATTTAGCAATTAATTTATTAGCATATTCTGGGTCATTAGCCAATTTCTGTTTAGCTTGATTATCCCATTGCTCAACTGTTTCAGGACTTGCTTCGTACTCAGGGAAATCTAATTCACGTGCTACCTCATTTAATTGCTCATGGGTAATACCAATTACTTCGCCTTCCTCAGCACCCTTGGGTTGTGCTTCTTCTGCGGTTTTGGCTTTGCTTTCTCTGGTAGACTCATCCCCTTGCTTTCCTTGTTCCACTCGTTTACGTCCACCCCCTGTGCCTCCATCTCCTTCTTGTTTACGTTGAAGTACTTCTGCTGCGCTTTGCTTTTGTACGGCATCTTGTATATTTTTAATTGTTTTTAAATCAAAATTACTATCTACTATTTCAGACATTTGGGCTTCTGTTAATTCATCTGCCAATGGCTTGAATTCTTCAGGTAGATTATTTCTTACAAAATCTTTTTTCTTTTTATTAGATTTTATTTTTTCATATTCTTCTTTGAGTCCTTCTTTTCCACCATCTCTGCCGCTAATCTCTTTATTAGCTTCTCCCTTACTTTCGGATTCAAGTTGTTTATTTTCTCTTTCAAATTCTGCTTCATATTGTTTAATTAAATTGTTTATATGTTCTACTGATGCTTCTCCTTCAATCTGCTCATCTAAAGGTTCTCTTAGCTGCCTTTCAAGTTCTTCTTGCTCTTTTAAAAACTCCTCTTTTCTTTCTTCGGCAAGTCTGTTATAGTACTGTTCTTCTTGGTATTCTGGACTATACCTTTCTAAATAAGCTTTACTTGCATCTAATCTTGTATTATTACTGCCAATTTCAACCATTAGAGCATCTTTAATATCCCTTTCGGATATTTCTTGACCACTATTTTCCCATAATCTATGAGCTAAATCATCTAATGATTCATTTCCGCTTGCATAATCTCTAGCTTTTGCTTCTGCTGTTTTTAACTCTCTGCGTCCAGTGTTTAATGAAGCTCTTTTTGTAGTTCCAGAAATCTCGTTAATAGCATCTTGACTTACTTTTCCGCCTTCAGATAAATACCTTAATGCAACTTGAGCTGCATCACTAGGAGGCTCCATTTCAGCAACTCTACTATGGATTTTCTTTGCTTCAGCTCTATCTAAATCTTTTTGAGCAAATGTTTTTTCTTCTTTTGCCTTTGCTTCAGTTGGTTTAACTTCCTCTGTTACTTTAACTTCTGTAGGTTTCTCTAATAAAGGAGATATTAACTCATCATACTTATTATAAACTTCATCAAATGCTTTTATATCTTCTTCATTGGTTAACTTGGCTCTATCTACCTTACCATCTACCCTATACTGTTCTGCATTTGGTATTTTAGAATCAAGTTCGGCTTGTTCTTCTGCTCTTAGTTGCTCTACAGTCTTTACTTCAGTTGTTTTAACTTCTTCTGTTACTTCAACTTCAGTTGGTTTTTGCTCTAATGCTAGTGGCTTTTCTGAACTTTGTTTTAAATCTTTTAAAATTGGTTCTAGCTTTCTTTTAGCCATAACCATAGCATCTTGCTCACTATACCCATCCTTAACAAATTCTTTTGATAACTCTTTAAAAACATCTATTCCTCTGTTCTGAGCTTCTTTTACAGACTCCCTTAATCTTAATCCATCAGAATACCAAGATGTTGGATTACCAAACATAGCATCTTTGTAGTCTTTTATTATTTCCGAATCTGTTAATTTTTTTACATTTTCTTTTGAATATTTATTTGCAATTAATTTTAATGACCTAGCATCCCATTGCTCAATATAAGAACCAAATCCATTTTGCTGTTCTTTATCTTTTTTAATTAATTCATCAGCAACTTCAGATACCTTATCTAATGGAGAATCAAAAACTTTTCTCCATTCTCTTTTTTCAAGCTCTTTGTCAATATTATTAAATTCATCTCTTTCCGGAGTGCCTGATTTTGAACCTTCAATTTCTAAAAGCCTTTTTTCTAATTCAACTTCTGAAGATTTAGATAAATCTTTAACTTCCTCCGTTACTTTAACTTCTGTAGGAGTAGCTTCTACTTCTGTTTCCATCATTTTAGAAGTAATCTTATCTAATTCTTGAAGGCTTGTCTTATCAGTTACGCCTAAAGCATCTTTCATTTTACTCATCAATGCTTCAGAACTTAACCTAGCATTTTCAGGAACTGTAACTGAAGCGGATTTAAAGCCCGGCGTTCCAAATTCATCAAAAACTGTCGTGTCAACTAATGTAAATATCTTCTTGCCATCTTTTTCAGTTTCTTTAACAAAGAATTTTTCGCCATTGTTTCTTCTTTCAGCCGCTTCTTGTCTTATATCACCTATAGAATTAGCCTCATTACCAGCAATAACTTCATATCCATTTCTTGTTCCTTCTACAGTTATTTCTGGTATTTCTTCAGTTATTGGCAATTTAACTGGCTCTGTTGTTTCTTTAGGTATAGAAGATACATCTACAATCAACTCGGATGGAATACCTTTACCAGCATTTGCATCAGGTCTATTTTGATTAAATTTTACTTCTGTTAATTGACCTCTAAGATTATCTGCATTGTCTTTTGCTTCTCTTGCTTTAGCTTCAAGTTCAGCTCTTTGATTAGGGTCTTGAGATTGTTGCGCTTGTTGAGAAAATTGAGAAGATAAATCTTCCGATTCTTTTATTTTATTATCTAAATCTACTTCTTGTTTTTTAAGTGGATTTAAAAGATTATTAATTTCTTCTGCTTTTTGTAAAAATTCTTTTTTAGCGCTTTCTGGTAAATCATTACTTGCTTTTAAATCAGCAAATCCATCCTTGTTTTGAATAACCATATCAGTAGCTTGCTTAACTCCTGAAGCTTTAGCAAAAGTGATGGCTTCTGCTGTATATTGCGCTTTCTTTTGTAAATCTGTAGTTTCCTTTGCTTTTTTAGTAGCTACTAATGCTTTTAAATGAAGCATATCAGCGCTTTCTGGTGAATTATACACCTCAATAATACTTTCAGGAGTAGCATCTACAAAATTTGATATAGCAACCCCCTGTTTAACCTCTTGAGTCTGCCTTAATGCTCTATTTAATTCAACATTAGATTTAATATTCTCTAGTCCGCCTTTTACTCTAAACAATGCTGCAATACCAGTACCATTAGCTATTTCTTCTCCTGTTGCCCATCTTCCTTCTAATGCTGCATTAGCAAAAGGGCTTACTATACCAAAAGCAAGCACATCATTAGCCAAATTAACAAGCTCTTTTGTGGCCATACCCTTTACGCCAGTCAATCCAATTTTTTCAGCCTGATTCATTATTGATTTCGTAGCCATATTACTACCAGCTCCAAGGAGCGCCATTTCCATACCCGTCTTAGTACCCCTTCCAGCACCTTTTACTGCCTCTAAAGAAGATTCTCCAATATCTTTTCCTTTTTTTCTAGATTCACCATAACCGGACAATCCTTCTTTAACAGCCATGTATTTGGTAAAATTATTAAACAATAAGTTACCAGTTTTAGCTAAAAAACTTGCTCCTTGCGATAATTTAGTTTCTGGAAATAATCCGGCAACTGCAATATCCGGAACAAAACTATTCACAGATGACACTGCCTTACCCCAAAATGTATTAGGTAAAGGATTATTTGCAATAACCTGTTTCATCCTCTCCTGATTACCATGTAATCCTCTAATTACGCCACCAAGAGGGTCTAGCTGCCATGGAGTAGGAATTGACTTTCCTGTACTTTCCTCTACTTGTTTCATAGCAGAAGATACATCAGGAATATAAGGGTTTTTAGACAAGTCTTTAACTAATGTAGTAGCATCTGCTACTAAATTAGTACCTGCTAATTCTAAATTAGCAAATACATTCTGAACAATATTAGACCATTTGCCTTCAGGAGCCGCAGGTTGAGCAGGTCCTTTAGGTATTGATTTACTAATCCCCTTTAAGAAACTATTATCAGCTAATGAAGCTCCTTGCTTTAAAAAATCAGGCTGACTTGGTAATGGTGATGGTGTAACCGAAGATACTACAGGAGTAGATTTTTTTTTTAAAATACCCAACGGGTCGTTATCTACAGGAGCGGCTCCTTGAACTTTAGGAGTCGCTGGTTTTTTAGAAAGAATACCCAATGGGTCATTTTCTTGCTCTATTTCTACAAATTCTTCTGCCATTGTTATTGTTTAATGATAGTGCCTAATTTTATCGCTTGTTCAATTTGGTCATCTGTATAACCTTTCTTATTTAAATCAGCCTTACTAAATGTCTGATTTCCAACTTTGTAAGTTTCTTTTTTTGGCTTTTCACCAACTAAACTTTTTTCTGCTTTTGAAGAACTACCGGTAATATCTTGATACAAACCTACAAGCTGTGCTCTTAAATTTGAAGCTCCTGATTTCAAGGTCCTAGTAACGATGTCGCCATATTCATCTTGTAAATTAAATTGAACACCAGTTATTGTTCCGTCTTTTCTTTTATATGGAACTACTGATTGATAAACAAATTTACCTCCTCTAAGTCCTGCTAAATTATCAGCAAGTGATGTTAATGATGATATATCGTTACTCTGTATTGAATCCTGTATATTCTTTATAAAATCATAGTCAACTGTTTTAGGTGGCGCTCCGCCTCCTCCAGTACTAACTCTTATTACAGGCGTTTTAGCAATTTCTTCCGTAACTAATCCATGAGGGAGTAATTTTTCAGCTTGAGTATAAGCAAAATTCCTAAACATAGCATCTTCTATAGCAGGGTCTTTTGAATAGTCTACGCCTCTTTTAGCTTTTTCATCTTCCCATAATTTATAAAAAGATAATTTAGACTTTGGCTCAGACATAATATAAGCTAATAAATCATCATCAGCCCCCTTCATTTCTTCCAGCTTACCAGTTGTCGGATTCTTTCCAACCGGAATGTTGATTCCTTTAACAGAAACCACAGGCTCTCCTTTATCATTTTCAACTATTTCTGTAAATGGAGTTGTCTTTCCGCTAAACTTATAAGACTGAACTTGACCCTTTTTATTAACGTAATTTTTCTTACCAACGTTCTGAGTAGGTATACTCCCCATTCTTTCATAAAAACCAGATGTATTATTAACTAATGGAGCTAATGTTTTTGGATTATCAAATTGCTCAAAATAGTTTTTATTAGGAACTACTGATGAGTAATTTTTTCTTTTTAATTCATTTGTTGCTGGGTCTAATTCTGTGTAATTATCTAAAAATGCTTTAGATACTAAAGTATTAGCTTTATTTAAGTCAATATTAGGGAATGTTGAATTAAGCTCGCTTTGTTTTGCTTTTATATTAGTAGCATCCGTTTTTGCCATATTATTCCACTGAACAAGGTCTGAAAGACTCGTATTCAACCAATTCTGAAACTCTTGTGGACTCTTGCCAACTAATTGCTCTCCCTGATTTCTTATTTTTTGCAACTCTTTCTGAGTTATTGAATTTACTTGTAAATCAGGAGTAGCGTATTGAGTACCAAAATCGGTTTCCTTGGTTAATATACCAAGGTTCTTCATCTTATCATCTTCCGCTTTTTTCTGAGCGGCCTGCATTGCTCTTACTTGATTCTCATAATTAAATTCACCTCTCCTATCCTGCATAGCAATAGCCGATTGCAAAACCTGACCCGGAGATGGGAAATAGTTTGGTAAAGTAAATGCGTAATCTACGTTGTTATATCCGTCTGCCATGATTTATCCTTTTGATTTAGTTTTTATCCTCCTAAATATGAGCTATTAGTTTTAGATAAAAAATTTCCATATTTCGATGGGTCTTTCAGCATACCAAATTGCATAGCCCCTGCACCTATATCTCCTATTCCTCCAAATATATTTTGCATACCAGATTGTCTAAGTGCGGCTTTTGCTTGACTATCCATTTGAAACTTCTGCATCATACTATCGTAAGCTTTATCACCTTCTGCAATAACACCTCTGTAAGCCTGATTTAAACTAGGAAGTAATCCTGCTTTACTTTGACCCTCAGCAGCAGCTAAATTAGAAAATGCATCATTAACACCTCCCTGAAGTCCTGCACCCATAGCTAACAATTGAGAAGCGTCAGTAGCCCCTCTTTGAGCGTTAGCTAATTGATTTGATTGGGCTTGCATAATATTAGACTCAGCCCTTTGCGCTCCCGGCATACGACCAAAAAACATATTTTTATTTACAGCTAAATTTTCTTGCGCTAAAGGGTTTTGCTGATATTGCTGGAATATAGGATTAATTTGATTCGCAAGCTTATTCTGCTTTGCTCCTGCAAATATTTTACCTAAAGAACCAAGTGCACTTACTCCAGCTCCAATGGCCATTAATGGTGGAGGCATATATTTATAGTTTAGATGTTTAAAATTACTACTTATTTTTCAAATTTAACTACCCAGCCAAAATAAAATTTTGACCTCTTGATAAGTTAAATCCTACGTCTACAAAATTAATATAAATTATTGATGAATACTGTTGAAATTCAGCCATTATTTGAGGTATTTGTGAAATTAAAATATCCCCCGTCATTAACTTTTGGTCAGGCGTTCCTGTTGCATTTGGAGATAACCTATCTCTAAATAGCCTAGCGTACAAAATGCCCTCTTGGTTAACATAATCAGTATTTATCAAATCTGTGATTTGGGTGTTAGGCAATGTGGTGTAAACTACCGTAAAATCAGGTGCTACACTACTTTCCATAACTATCTCAGACATATCCTTCAATCCGCTTAATGGCTTATTTACTACCCAACAAACCCTAACTGGGTATTGAGTACCAAACCAAGTGTTCCACGTGGAAGTATTTGTGTTGAACTCATAAGGAGCACCATTTTTGAATCCAAAGAACCTGTTATCAAAATAGTCATATTGCTCACCCATAAATTGATAGTCACTTATCCACTTATTTTCAGATAGGTTAAAAACTACTGTTTTAGCTAAATTATCTGATATATCAAATCTATTGATAATAGAACTTGCATAAGACGGAACCGTAGCATAACTAGGTAATGTGGATGCATAGTTCTCGTAAGTTAATCCTACTAATGATACACCAAATTCCTTATGGAAAGGGTCTATAAATGTAGGCAAATGGTGAAATCCATTGATATTATCAAGGTTATTGTTATTAGCCGCTAGGTATCCTTTTGCGTAATTTTTAAACAAACGCTCCATTTTAAAGCTACTAATAGGGAATAATCCATTTGAACTGTACTGAACAACTTGACCATTATTTAAGTCATACCAAAAAACATTACCTAAATATTCAACAACAGTTTCTGGGGATGTAGTTCCAAACATACCTTTTAGTACGTTTATAGTACCAATTACAGACGTATCTTGAACTAGAGATGAGTTAGCGGATGACCCAACTAATTGAACCTCACCTAAATAGCAAGAAGCTGTCTGAAAAGCACAAACGGATAACATAATAACACCCTGTTCTGCTGTTTTTGATGCAAGCTGTAGTTTTTGTATAGAACCTGTACCTAATGGTACACTTTTAAAGTTTAACGCCTCAAAAGTACTTAATCCATTATTTGCAGTTCCAGCAGTATACACATTTGAATACCTTATTTCGTGCTCGTTTCTAGTCTGACCCAAAGTTGTGATAAAATTAGGCCATCCTGTATTTGTATTCCAGTATTGCCACATACTATCATTAGGTGACATATTTTGAGTATAATATAAGGCAGATGAAGTATCTGTTCTTTCTAATGTATAAACATCTCCGCTTAATTGACCACTAAGTGTACCATATTGTCTTGATATAGTTCCCGGATTAGTTACTGCATAAGAATCAGAAACTTCAAAAAATGGTTCATTTACAAATGTCTTTTTAGGAGTATATATTTCAATAAAAAAGTTTGATGTTGTTGCATTAAGTGCCCCGAAATCAAATCCGTCAACTAATATATAATTACCATCTTGACCTATTATTCTTAAATTTATAGTTGGCGTTGATGATATATAAATCTTTGCCATATCACCCTCTTGATAATTATATCCAATACCAATTGAGTTTAATGGAGATATATTTAAACCAACAGCATATATGCCACTAGAAAAAGTATTACCATACGTTAAATTGGTTGTACTTGTTGAGCGAGTAGCATACTGCGCTCCTGCTATCTTAACTTGCAAAAAAGCTGTGCTATTTAGATTCTTGGTACTTAGTATTTGATAATAGTGAGCCCAATCCGGTATTTCATTAACAGCATTTGAGTTACTTACAGCCCAATTCAAATAACTAACAAAAGATGATTGTCCAAAAACATAATCTGGTATATTATAATTCGTAAACTTACTTACAACGCCACATTTTCTTCTAAATCTATCATAAAAAGCTATAGATATATTATAAGAAGCTCCTGTTTTATAAAGATTTTGACTAATAAATTGACCAGTATTGTTATTTATGGTAATGAAATAACCTCTTGGTAAAGTATACGCAGCAGACAAATTAGCATAATCCCAATCATATCCTGTTGTATTTGGATTATATGTAGATGTAAAATTATTTAAGAAAAATGTTAAATTATAATCTTCAATTGTTACATCAGCCAAATTTAAAGGGCTAGGTATAGTTGCTGGAGGTATATTTCTATATGCATTATAATAAAGTACTTTATTAAAGTAAGAGGAGGTATACATAAAGTTAACCTCCTCTACTGTTGTATCAAAAGGGAAAGTATTTCTTTTAATAGGTATATAATAGCTAGTAACTTCAGCAGTAAATGTATTACTTGCTGGTGATGTGCTAGTTGAGGATGGGATATTTAAACTTGTTTCTGTAGGTGTATCGTAACCAGAAAGGTTATTACCCATAAACAATCTACTTGTAGCTGACTCTAATGTTTTTGTCAAAATTGGAACAGAATCAAACGGTATATTAGATTGACTTGAATCTAAATTTGCTCCTGCTATGTTATTATAAAAATCAAATACCAATTGTGCGGTTCCAGCATTATGCGCATTTATTGCAGCTAAATCATTAGTATTTGCTTTATCAAATGTTTTAACTATAAATATTACATTATTTAAAACGTCTTTAGCGCATATATTAATTCTTTGAATTTCATCTTCAATATATTCAGAATACGGTAGTTCTGAAGCTATGTAATTAGCACTACTATCAGGAGAATTAAAATTTAATAATTCGCTAAAAGCAGAAAGTCTAGATTTTTCATCATCCACAAACTCATAGTAATAGCACATCTGAAAAGCAGACCTTTCAATAAAATTATTATTATAAGTAGCATCATTTGATTTGGCTACTTGTAATGAATAAAAAGGAGGCCTGCGAATTACCGTCAATGTTGTGTATGGTATACCATTTGGATATAAGTTATAAGCAGTTTCCTCTGTCGGATAACTTGCATGATTTGTTTTTATACCCTTGTCTATATTTATCTTTTTTGGTTCATTATAATTATCTGACCAATAAAGAATATTATTTATTACTCTACAGTTTTTATCAATTCTGTAGTTTTTATTAAAGTTTAAACCTTCTTGAACCTGACTATCATAAATAACAGCGTATACTTGATTGTCTACAAAATCAAAACAATAAATACCGTGGTCACCAAATGTGTTACATATAAACCATAACATTCTTTGACCTTCGGTATCTATACAGCTACCAATACAAATATTAGTTCCGTATGGAGGATATACAGCTTGTGAAATCAAAGTAGTTCCCGGAACATTTTCAACTCTAGCATTGCGGCCATATTGAGTTATCCCAACACGACCATTCATGATTCTTAAATACTGACTATCTTCTAATAAATGCAACGAATCATCTTGATTCGCTCCGCCTGTAAATATCTTTTTACTTCTAATCATCTAATTAGTATTTAGGAGATGCTTGACTATTCTTTTGAACAATTCTTTTAATTTTCTCAACGCTCCAATCAGCTTTTCTAGCTCTTAGGATTTTTCTTTCACGCACATACTCGTTTTGGGCCATTTGTCTTTCACCCATATTATAATTTCTATTATTCTCTCTAGTCTGCCAACCAATATAAGCTTGTATCGTTTTTATAGCGTATGGGTCTATTTGAGTAGCCGCATCAGCTTCTTGACCATCCGATACATATTGAAGTACAATGTTTTCAACAGAATAAGTTTGGTCTAATTGAATTTGATTTCTTTCTTTAAAAATCTGAAAAGTATCTTCCTGATGACCTGCGCCAAAACCAAAACTTCTACCAATATTTTCACCATAATCATTATACCTAACGGTAAACCATTGAGCATAAGGTAATGCTCCATAATATAATTGAGCTGAATTTGAATCAGAAGAAGTTACATTCTCATTCCAAGGTTGCTCTGCAAAATTCAAATTTTCATTCAAATTAATAAGAGGATTTAGTGTACTTGTAGGAGTCAACGGTCTGATTCTTTGACCAACCATAACACCAACTGTAACGTAATCCTGATAATCACTTGGTAATTCTGCTGCATTAATAGTTTGGTCTACAGGTAATATTTTTGTATTAATTACACGCAAATCATCAAACGTAATATCACGTAAGCAATCCGCTGCGTAAACCAAAGACTGCATATACCAGTGCAATGGGTATCCTTTTTTTAAAAGAAAATTTTTTACTATATAATCTAAAGATGCGGTAGTCATTTTTAATTAATTTTATTTGTTGCTGCATTATAGTTATCAACTATTCCAGTTTCCGGTGTAACAATTGCAAATTTAGCATATACCTTTTCTATAATCTCATCTTCAGCTCCAGCAGGTATAGGTAACGGGTCCGTGTTTGAATAAAGTGAAATATCCATAACCACTAAATACATATTTACAGTACTTACGCCTAATAGTGTGATATCTTTTGAGAAAACAACAGTAAAGTTTCTTAACTCATACCAAACACTACCTAATAAATCATTCAATAATTTATCTGCTCTTATTAAAGCTCCTTGACCTAAAGGAACAGGAATATAATCATTATCATTTGAATCGGTAACACGATACACCCCCATATTTCTAGGAAGTGATATTGGCATTACAGGCAATGTTGCTTTTGCCTTTTGACCAAAACTTGTTACCGGAATATTTTCATAAAAAGCAACCATTAAGTTGTCTGGAATAGTTTCACCTGTAGGTAAAGTAGCTGAATAGTACTGCATTTGAAAAGTTGCATTAACAACTTGCTCAATTGCCTTTACAACATCTTCCATTTGAACAGGCTGGTTGCTATCTCTATAACCACCAGCTAATCTTGTTAAGATTTGTTCAGCCATTAAATATTTAGTAGTGCCTGCCATTTTTATTTAGTTTCTTGAGTTTGAACCTGAGCAAATTGCTGAATATCTTGTTCAGCCATATTGATACCCCAAAACTTCAACGCTCTTGATATAATATTGTTAATATAAACGTCTGTAAACTCCAATTGAGTACTTGTTCCCGGATTATAAGTTATAGTTCTACCTGATTGAGTATAACCCAAAACTGGAGTAGCTGGTCTTTTTAAATAATTATAAAAACCAGATTGTGTAGCACCAGGATATAATCTAAACCCAACTGATGCATCAATTGCAATAGGATTACTTGTAGAAACGGCTCTTAATTGACTTTTTAAAGCTAATGCTAATTCATCTTCATTTAAAAACCTTACGTTGTTAATTGTACTTCCACTAACAGTGTAAGCTCCACCAATTAAATGCAAGTAATCGGCATCAAAAGTTACTAATCCAGTAGAATCGGATGTAAAACTTTTTTGAACCCTTAGCTTTCTTATCGCATCATGAATTATTTGCGTTGTACCGTAAGTTGAAAACCACTCCTCAACAGCTTCTAATTGTGCATTATCTAGCGTTTGCATGGCTTCATTTACAGTTACAAAAACTCCACGTTCTTTACGAACAATGAATAACATTTGATTGTATATGTCATTTATATTATAAGGCATCTTCTTCCTCCCAAATTCCCAGCGCTCTGCGGGATTTTATTAAATAATAATTTTTACCGTTGTATTCGTATTTCTCCAAATACTTCTCCTCAAATCCAACAACATCACCTTCTTTTAAACCAGAGTTTTCAGGTGCTGAAATAACTTTAGCTCTATCTCCAAGTCTTGCTTTGAATGTACTCTGCGGCAACTCTATGCCCATTTGGGTTAATACTTCTTTTGGAATATCTAAATCTATTGGCTCAAGAATAATTCTATCACCAACTGTTTTTAATTCTTCACCATCAAACTTCGCATAAATATCCCTATACGAAGCTTTCCATACATCACCGGTTCCGGTATCTAAAAGATTTGTAAAAAAGAATTGCTGAGTTTCACCAAAACTAAATTGCGACTTCCATCTACTTAATTCACTTTCAGAACCTTGGCATCCATGAATAAAATTTCCACGACTATCACTAAAAGTTCCAGACCAAGTGTGTGTAATTTTTCCGGGTAATGCTACAATAAATAACTTTTCCCCTTTACCATTGATAAACTTCTGATAGTACGGGCTATCTTTTGTAACTTCTGTAAAATAAGCTCCATCTGATTCAAATTTTCTTTCAGCAACTACTGAATAATCAAATAAAACTTTATCGCCAATTTTTAATTTAGAAATTGTTTCAGAATACTCTCCTTTAGGGTTTTCTGGCAATGCTACTATTTCACCAACAACAGTTGCGTTCCATTCTGGTCGGAATGAACCGTCTAAGTATAACTCTAAATCACCTACTTTGATTGTATCTTGAATAGGCTTGTCTAAATTAAGAAAAATATGGTTTATCGGTTGTGCGCTCATAGATGGTATAAAATTAAGTTTTTTATAGGATATAAAAATAAAATGCCCCCAAAATTTTGAAGGCATTTTAAATAATTGGTTAAATCATTAGATTATTGCGTCAATATAAAGCTCATCAGGAATAAGTCTAAATTGCTGTCCGTTAACCTCAATATCAACTCCTACGCTACTAGCAAACATAATTTTGTCTCCTTTTGCTACACTTTCAGCTTCTTTACCAGCCATTTCTACAACTCCTGTGATAAAGTCTTTTTGGGCTGTTTCTGGTAAGTAAAGGCCGCTATCTGTCTTGTCTTTAGGAGCATCTAGTTTTACAAGCACCCTTTTTCCCAATGGTGTGAATTTTTGTTTCATTTAATTTAATTTAATTTATTTACAAAAGTAATCATTTATTTCCAATTATGCGGTATATCCATATCAATTCCCATGCCATTCATTGCGTTCCCGTAAACCCTAATATCTTCAGAATAATAATGCTTAACTACGCCACCCTTTAGCCTAACAAGCCATACTGAATTAACATTTAAACCATAGTCAATCAATAAGATACACTCACCAGCTCCATGAGGGGTATGAACCTTTATAGGTGTTGAAAATTCATGTATCATAATACAAAATATAAATATAAAACAACCCAGCTAATTGTTGCAGATACGGTTATACCCATAATAAAAGATAAAATGTTAAACTGAAACTTTTGATACTCTTTGCCAGCATAAAAGCCCATTTGATAATATTTTTTGTTTATATCATTCATTTTTATTTTTTAAAACCCTTACTGCGTAATACTTACCGTTTATTCCCTTAATCCTTTTGCCTACTTTTCTATTTTTAAAAACAGAATCAATCTTAACACCAAGCAGCGCTGCGACTTCAGCAGCAGAATCTAGGATAACAACCTTCTTTTTTCTTTCTTCTAAATCCAAGGAGCAATCATAAACCAAGTGTGTCAGCTCTTTTTCTATTTCACCAACAAACTCTGCTTTTCCTATATACTGCCTTGGATTATTTTTACTTGATTTAAAAGCCATCTATCTATTCATTTCTTTTTCTAAATATTCTTTCATTTTTTTGGTTGCCCTTGCGTTCTTGTCTATTCTAGGATTAAACCTGTAGTCGTACCATGTTACATAGTTACCGAACTGGTCTCTACCTTCCATCTTAACACGACTAACAACGCATCCAAATGGCTTCTCTACCTCTCTTGGTATTTCCCTAGCTGGATTGCTGTAACCAGTAAGCCTAATAGAATTACTTACATTGATAATATCGCCTTTCAATAGCGATTTAATTAAAGCGCATTTCTTGTTCATGTGTATTTGGTTTGATTTAGTTATTTTCCCTGACCTCGGTACTGAGAAACGGCTTTTTGTTTTGGTCCTCGTGTTTTTTGTGCTTTTCCACCCTTTCTTTTTCCGAAGTTTAGTTTTGTTGAAGTTCCTGTAGCTTTTGCCATAAATTAATTTTTAATAAAATTAATCATTTTTACAAAACTACTAAAATTTTTAATTTAATTAATATTTAATTTAAAACGGAACTTCTTCTCCTTTTTCAGATTTACCACTAGATAAAAGCTGCAAGCTAGATACTCTAACCGACAATTGTGGAACCACCTCGTTAGCGCTATTAGAATAAGTTTTAGCTTCTGGCTTACCTTCTAAATAAACTTGAGTTCCTTTTTTTAAGTAATTTCCTAGATTAATTTTTTCGGTCCAATACGCACAACTTATCCAAGTTGTTTTTGATACTTCAGTGTTTTCAGCGTTTTTATACTTTTCTGTGTGCGCAACTGAAAAATTAATTACATTTTTTCCGCCAACATTGTTGACTACTGCATCTTGCCCTAAATTTCCGATTAACTGTAACTTTAGCATTGTTTTTGTTTTTATTGTTATTAATTATTTTATTTCATTTATGTCATAATAAAAAGAACTACTATCTTGACTTACCCATCTATCACTACTTGATTCAACACACTTCAATTCTGTATCTACTTTAAAATCTTTTGGGTCAATAGGGAAATCTTTTGTAACCCAATTTGAATCCTTCCAATATATTCTATTGTTTGGTTGGCAAAGCAAATAACCATCATCCGCTTCCAATATATGTCCACACTTATAATCCGTAGGTTCATCTGAATATGGATTACTAAACCAATCTATAGTAAATAAATAAGTAGCCCATATAGTTGATTTATCTTTTAATATAACCTGACATCTTTTTTCAGCTAAATAAGAATATTCTATTACACTTAAATTTTCTGAAAAACAATCCCAAAGTTGCTTAAAGTCACTTGGTATATCAAATTTAGGTTCCTTAAAAAAAAGCTCTGATATTGGAACTCGACTACGAAGCATACCGTAATCGGTCATAATATGAAAAGTTAATATTTTACCTGCTACACTTTGCACGCCAAAAGCATAGCAGTTTTCATAGATATTAATATCACTTTCTTTTTTAGTAAGCCAACTTCTCCTAACCTTTAATTTAAGATTATGAATATTAGCATTTAAAACATTTGACTCATTTAACAGCATTGTAATTAATTTTATTTATTAAAAATCTATTTGACTAACATCATCTACAACTCCTTGGTTATCCCAATTAGGTGGCAAGTTTAATTTTGCTTGTTTACCTTTCCAGCTATTCCAAAAATCATATTTCTTTTTATTTAAAATATCCTGAATAATATCTCTACCTTGCACAAAAAATCTTCTAGTATTCCATATATACTCAATTGTCATAAACCCTCTTTTGCCAACGCTTTTCTTTTTTATCTTTTTAAAGTGAACTTCGGCCAATGGATTATTTGTATCTATTTGAGCAAAAGGTCTATGGTAAACCATAATATTATTCATCTTGTTATTCCACATTGCACCATCTGCAATATCAAAAACATCTGGGCACTCGTAGTTTCCTGATTTATCTTTTTGCATTGATTTAGGGTGCGCAATAATCCAAAAGTAAACATCATTCTTTTGTGAAAACCTTGCGCAGTCTGCTAAAAATGTTTCCAAATACTTATCCGTTCTTCCACCAAAACCTTTATAATCATTTGTAAGCTGATTAAATGGGTCAATACAACAAAAGTCAACCTTCTCTTGAATAATTAATTCTAAAAACTTTTCTTTTACGTATTGAGGTGTGGGTGACAACATTTCAGCACTAATGTAAAATATATGCTTTGATACAAAATCATAAGCTGCTTCATAAACTTTATTTGGCGGCCTATTTGGATTGTATGGAGTACACTCACATCCTAATACCATTTCAACATAATCATGAAAATATTCTTCAGCAGGTGTATCTTCCGGTGAAAACGTAGCAATCTTTTCTCCAAACAATAAAATCCTTGTAAGTATATACCATTTTTTAAAAGCACTCTTTCCATAGTTACCAATACCAGTAAGCAATGTAATCTCTCCTCTTTTTGGTTTAAAATGAAAATCTATTTCGGGTACACCTATACCAATAACCTTTTCAAAACCTTTTTCGTTAATCTGTAAAGCTCTTTCTTTTACATCAATACCATAAACAACATCTTCAACTCTGTAATTCTCATCTTGATGCTCTTGAAAGTCTTTTCTTACATTAATCTCACTTCTTGTTGTATTATCTACTAATATTTCTTTCTGTATCGTTGCGGTATTGAAATTATGCCTACTTGCTCTGTATGCGCTTTTGATTGCATTTTTCATTTCACTCATAGTAAAGTCATTACTAACTGTGTACTCTGATGAAATCAGATTTATTGCAGAATCTTCTTCAATACCAAAACGACAACACGCTGATGCTAACTTGAAAATATAAATATTTCTCTCTCCAGTTACAAAAGCATCGTTCCTATTAGTCAACCATTTTAATATTTTAGTAAAATTTTCAGAATCACTACCGGTAGCATCTTGTTTTACTAATTTCTTTTCTATGGTTTTTATCTTGTTAAAAACCTCTGAGTTTTCATTAATATAAATTTCAGGGTCATAACTTTCATAACAAACACGACTTGGGTTAATTCCACTTTTATCTATTTCAGGAAAAAATTCTTGTAAAGACTGAAAATGCTCTCTATGTTTTGAACCATCAGCTATTTTCACCAATGCTTTTAAACCATTACCTGATGGGCTAACCCAACAAGCATAAACGAATGGCTTTGAAATTATATCGGTTTGTTTTTCTCTTAAATCAATAACATCATCAAAATCTAAAACTATAAATCCACTATGTTCAATTATCTGCTCATCTTTCCTATCGCTACCAAACTTTCCACTAAAACAAATAGATGGTAGATTTAATTTTAATTTTTGTGATTTTGATTTATCTAGTGTTCCACGAATCTCATTAACCAAAGACATACTTTTACCTGAAGATATTCTGGATAAAGCATCACTTACAGATATATAGAATGGGTTCTTGGAAAATATGTTTTGAAATATTGTTACTTGCATCGTTTTATTTTATAAAGATTGGCCTAATTCAGATTGTCTTTTTTTGTATTCTTCTAATTCAGCGTTTAACTTATTATCGGTATTTAATTTAATTATATTAGGTTTAACTTTACCCTTCTCCATTACCGCATCAACCACCCATCTTTTAATAGTTAAATAATCAGACTTGGTTGTATATGATTTTTCAATTTTATAGGAAGATAATAAATCGTAACAGGCATTGACAAAATCTTGACCATATTCAGATATTAACTTTTCGTTTTCATTTTCAGACAAAACGATATTATCTCGGTATGATGTTTCCTTTACTTTACTTTCCTTTTCTTTCTTTTCTTTTACTTTACTTTCCTTTACTTTAATAGCATCATTTCGCATACCGACTGCATTACGTTTGCTATGCGACTGCATTGCGTTTGCATTAACTAATTGATTATCAGAACTATTAGACCATCTTAAATTAGCTGCATTGCGTGCAGATTCTGTTTTTTTCTGCATAGAACGACATAATCTTTCAGAAAAAAAATGTGTATCATCTACAGTAAATAATTCATAGTTTTTTATAACTGTTTCTACTTTTTCTTTAGAAGTGCCCCATCTTTTAGCATAACTTCCTGTTAAAGCTATTGGTAATCTATAGTCAGTTTCGTTCCTTAATTTTTCAATTAAAGCCCAAAATATACCATAACCCTCCATCCCTAATTGGTCTATAAGTATCATACATTTAGGGTCATCCTGAGAATTACTATCATGTGAAAAATAATAAGCATCTTTTGCCATTGCGATATTTTGTCTGTATTAGAAATTTACTTGGTACGGGAAGGCAGCTCTTATTTTCTCTAGCTGCTTATCAGTTGGGATTAATCTACCAGATACAATCCTTGATATTTCAGACTCTTGAATACCGGTTTTCTTTGATAGCCACCTGTTTGTCCTTCCATCTAAGGCTATTTTTAATAGTGCTGTAAGTGTTCTTTGTGGTTCCATTATTTTAGGTTATTTATGCAAAGTAAGTAATAAAAAATCAAAAATACAAAAATGTAGATAAATAAATTTTTTATGAAAAAATATTTGTTTTTAATTTAATTAATCTTATATTTGCACTGTGATTGAAAACAGAGAGAATATCTACAAACTAGCAGAAGTATTAGACTTTGTGATAGAAGTTTATAGGGATGGTGTGTTTATTGGTAAATATAGGTATATAAATGGTAAAATAACAAAAATTGATTAATATGGGTACTGTGAAAAAGAGTTTTAAATACACTTTTGGTAATCCCAAAAATTGTTCAGGAGTAAAAAAAGGGTTAAATATAAAGATGGTTATTTGTAAAAATAATAATAAAGTTTATAGTAGTATATCTGATGTTGCTAAAGAACAAAATGTATCAATAAGCCATATATCAAGATGTATAAGAATAGACGCTGAAGTTAATGGATTGCTTTTTGAATTTATAAAATAATAATAAAATGGAAATTAATTACAAAAACGAGCTATTTGAGATAGCAGGTAAAATGGAAATGATTGTAGATTTTACTGAAATAATTGAAAGAATTCCTAAACATTTAAATGATAATGGTGAAGATGAAGTTACTATAGAATTAAATTCTGTAGAAATAGTTATAGCAGGTAGGGGAGTAGATATTTTACCTAAATTAACTGATAAGCAAAAAGAAGAAGTGATTAATAATTTAAGTATTTATTAGATGAAGTATTCTTCAAGTTTTACTCACGATTTGAATTTCGGAGAATCTGGTGAGGATTGGGTAAATGAAATATTTACAAAAGGTAAAAAAGTGGAAGTAAAAACGGATAGAATGACTCATAAAACCGGTAATGTATTTATAGAGTATGAGTCAAGAGGTAAGCCGTCTGGTATTGCTACAACCGATGCAGATTACTGGGTTTATAAAATAGATGAAATTGGTTTTGCGATTATATTTGAAGTTGAAATATTAAAAGATAAGCTTAGAAAATATTATACAGATGGAATGTATTTGAAAAAAGGTGGAGATAATGATACATCAAAAGGTTTTTTAGTACCAATTATACAATTATTTAAAAAATGAAAATTATGAAAAAGCTGTTAACATTTATTTTAATTTTTCTTTTCTTAGAATCAAGCTCTCAAAAATATAATGGAGTAGACCTTGATAGTGATTTATATTCAGTAATTAATAATTTAAACAAATCAGGATACGCTATGTTAGGTTCAGTAATTAATGGTGCTATATTAAAAAGCACAACAGGTGATAATTCACAGGTTTTTTTATGTGCTACTAGAAGTTCAAATACTATATTTAGAACAGCTGTATATAGTGAAAAGATTAATAATCCATCTGATTTAAAAAATGAATATAATAACTACTATAATTTAGTTAAAAAAGAATATGGTAGCCCTACGTATATTTATAAAAATTCAGCATTTTGGATAAATGAAATAATAGATATTTCAGTAGAGATAACTAACCTTAATCAAGTAAAAGTTATTTATGATAATAAAATAAATTTAAACATAAAGAAATATGAGGAGTACAATAATTAGTAAAAAAAAGATTTGTGTTTCTTGTGGTAATTTAGATTATCATTTTTCTAAAAAAATGTGCAAGCAGTGCGCTACTATCAAAAGCACATCAAAAAGGGTAGAAAAATACGAGGAAGAACAGCAAGATGAAAGCTTAAAACATTTAGTTGAGGATTTAGATTCTATATTTAGTCAATACATAAGATGTAAATATGCTAATAAAGATGGAATGGTTTCTTGTTACACCTCCGGCAAGATAATGAGGTGGCAAGATTCTCAATGCGGACATTTCATTAGCCGTAAAAATTATGCAACTAGGTGGCTTCCGCAAAACTGTAGGCCTCAATCAGAATATGATAATTGTTTTCTATCAGGAAACATTGATGTGTATAGACAAAAGTTAGAAGAAGAAGAACCGGGTATTGTAGAATATTTACAAGAAGAAGCTAGGCAGGTTTCTAAGCCAACAAGGGATGAGTTAAAATCATTAATAATAGAATATAGGCACAAATTAAATTTAGTAAAGAAAAAATTTGAAAAATGAGCGTAGAGTCAAATGAGTATTTAGAAAGACCAGAAGTTGAAACAGAAACATTGCTTTACAAAAGAAGATTGGAGGCAAAGATTATTGAAAGGTTTAAAAAAGAGTTTAAAGAAAAAATTGGTTATGAGCCACACGTGTTAACAATGATAGATGAAAGGTCGGATATACCAAAGGTTCCTATTTTAATGCTGAGAGATTTTATTGATTGCTTAATGCTTGATAAATTCGGTAATCAAAGAATTGGTAATGATATAGCCAGATTAGCAAATAGTGGCAGACACCGTGATATAGTTAACTACAGGTTTATATACTTTAAATTAGCTAGAATGATGGGTAATTCATTTGCTTCAATCGGTCAAACTATAGCAACAAGTAAATCAAAAAAGTATGACCACACGACAGTAATGTATGCGTGTAAATCTTTTGATGATTTGATTAATACAAATGAGGAGTTTAGGGGTATATACATAGACTTGGTAATTAAATTAAAAGAAAAGTTTGCAAAAAAAGATTTAGTGCTAAACTAAAAATATGCTAAAAACCAAAAAAAATAATATAATTTTACACAGTTCTCATGTGTGTTTTTTGGTTTGATTTAGTTAGGGCCCCTATTATTCTTAATGGGGGCTTTTTTATACAAGGTCCATTTCTAGCTCCTCTATTGTAAATGGTATCAGATTAAGCTTAATTAAAAGCTCATTCAACCTGCAAAGAAGCTGGTAGTCGGATAGGTATTTTAGGTTTTTAACCTTCTCGTTTGCAATTAGAGATAGCTTAACCACTAATTGTTCGTAATTGCATCTTAGATTATAGTTTTCCATAAGTTATCTATGACAAAACGCACCGCAGCTTGTTTCTTTTTTTAATGATTTATATAATTTTTCTATATCTGGGAACATTAATTTTTCGGTTTCACATTCTGTCATTAAATCCCTAAGTCTTTTACCATTACCCATTATTGAATAGAACTTCTTCCTTTTATCTTGAATTTTTTCCTCAAATTCCAATACCTCCATAAATTCTTTATTATTCAAATGATACATGGCTTTGTATTCTTTTTCGCTTTTGAAAAAGCACATCCTACATCCGCCTCGCATCATATATACAGGGAAATTAGGGTGCATACCATGTTTTTTCAATATTTCTTCACAATCATTCCTATCATACCCATCTGCAATCAAAGGATAAGTATATTTTACATTTTTCATTGCTTCTAGGCTACCAGTTCTGCCTTGTTCATCATAATTAAATCCAATCATTAGCTCACACTCTCCTTGCTCTTTTAAATACTTATCTATTGGCGCTGCTTTAAAATAATTGGTGCAAAATCTCATTTGTTGGCTAGGCATAACCTTACAGGCAACTATTAAATCTTCTAAGCTAGAATATAATTCGCCTTTATACAATTTCCCCCCCCCTATTTTAATTAAATTAAATTCACCATTGTGAAAATCTTTTATATAATCTTCAACTTTATTGATTCTTTCATACATTTCGCCATGTTCTGCACCAGTATCACACCAAATTGCAGTAGCACCTTTGCCATAAAGCAAACACATTGTAGTAGACTCAACACCTCCACTAAAACTTATAAATCTTTTCATTTTTAATTATTTTTATTTTCAGATTTCCAAATCATTAAATCCATTCCTTTTAGTCCAGATGGGGGCTCTATATTAGTTTTTGCAATAGAGGTTTCTTTTTCTAATTTAGAAGCAAAATTTGAGCCGATTATTTGTTTTTGCGGCTCATTTTTTAAAACACTCTTTGTCCTAGAAAAATACACTCTACATTTTTCAGAACAAAACCTTTTTTTAGCGGTTATGCTTTCCATTTTTTCACCGCAATATTCGCAGTTTTCTTTCTTCTTTATCATGTGTTACGATTTGTTACGATTTGTTACGCTAAGTTACGATTTGTTACGATAAAAACAAAAAAATGTTACGATTCTGAAAAATATTTCAATAAAATTAAATTAATTATGTCCATAAAATTAACTTAAATAGGCTATAAAACGGCTTAATTTAGGCCTAAATCTAAAATATTCAAAATAAAGCCCATTAAGGCACCTATTTTTTCAAAATGATATTACCCCCTTACACACACTACCAACCACCAAACAAGACACGAAAGAAACGCAAACAAGCGCAATAACTTTGCCCGAACCCGAACCCGACAAACCACCCACCCCCACGCAATAGCCCGAAACGAAACCGGAAACCGAAACGCAAACCCCACCGGCTCACGCTTTGCCATTTGCCCGAAGGAAAACGCACCCCCACTTTTAAAACGTCACCCCCTCCATGTCCAAGCGAGCTTCGCCCCGAAATTCATTAATTAAATTAATTGTCAGTTTTTCAAAAATTTTTTTTTGGTGTTTTTGGGTTTTCTTTTTGTTGTTGGGGTGGTTGTGAATTTGTGATTTTGTGGTATATTTGTAAAAATTGAAACAATGCCTCTTGGTATAACTCAGCCTCCTTTTAAATCTTATGGTGGATTTAGAAATTTGAATACACCAGTTACTAGATTGCCATTTTTACAAGAAGGCGAAGATGCGGCTAGTAACGCATTGTTATCAAGAATATCTCAGCAAGTATCTCAGCAACCGCAACAACCTCAAAAAAAAGTAAAACAAGAACCGGGTTTTGGTAAAAAATTACTTGGTAGGGCGGCAAATATTTTTGCTGATGTGATGACAAATGAGGCTTTTACAAATCCTATAACTGGTCCGTTTTTTGAAGAATCTTTATTAACTAGAATGGCATTAAGAAATCTTTCAGAAAACATAAATCCGTATAACTACGATGATGTAGATGCGCAGACCGGAGCACAAATGCCTTGGTATGGCCGTGCGGTAAATACTGTTTTAGGGCAAAAAGAGCCTAATAGGATTTTGACAGAAAAAGCAGCACAACAGGGCGTTGACCCGTACACTGGTAAGCCTTCAAATGAAGCAAGAACAAGACTTGATTTGCTAAATATGTTTGCTAATAAACCACAGCAATATGGCACACTTCAGCCTTCTGAATACAAGCCATCAATTGGGGCTGAAAAAGGTTCTAGGTACATGAAATCGAAAGCAATTGAAAGTGACATATTGAATAATATGTTTACTCAAACAGAACAGGGTAAAAAAATTCTAGAATCTGGAATTCGTTCAGAGTCTGATTTGGAAAAATTATTAACAGAATCAGGACTTCCCTACGAAAAGGGAAAAGGCGGTTATGTAATGAAAGTTCCCGGACTTGGACAGGGCACTTTAGGTGTAAAAAAAGATAAAGATGGGGTGTATTTAAGTTACTCTGATGTTTGGGATGTTGACCCGTCAAGTGGAACTTCAGGAGAAAACTCTAATTTACTAACTACCGCTCTTGGAAAATTTGCAAAAGCCGGCTTCATATCCCCTCAAAAAGTTTACGGAAGAATATACTTTGATGAAAAAACAGGTAAACCTAAAAAATAATCTTTCTCTTTATTTTTTTGCCAAAAGCCATGTAAGCCAGCCAAATAGTTAAAATTGGCCAAATAATACAGAATATCCACACGTTTATTTCTTCATAAGTAATTCCGAGTATATAAGCAATATTTTCTAGGAGGTAAACACAATCATTAAAAGTTTCGTTCATTTTATTAAATTTTATAATGCAAAAATAATATTAAGGCTTGTTAATCAAAAGTTAAAAAAAAATCTTAAATTTGGTAAAACATTTAAATATGGAAAACTTTGGTATGATGTCAAGTCCATCTGAATTGTACGGCGGAGGCGGAGGTGGTAAAAAGGGCAAGAAGGGTAAGAAAGAAAAAAAACCGGGATTAACGGTTTATGCTGGCGGTGTTGAAAAAACCCCAACTGGTTTAAGCAATGCTTTTAGTGCAAATGAAGCTGGATTAACACCTGAAATGTTAATGCAATACGCGCAAGATTTTAATTTACCTACAACAAGTAATAGAGCCTTCCAAGAAGCTCAATTAGCACTTCTTCAGTCTACACCTCAAGGTCAGGCTCAACTTCAAAGAATGGTTGAAAAATATGGTATGCCAAAAGCAGGTACATACGCTGATGATATTCTTGGCGTAAGAACGCAGGCGTTGATAAAGCAGGCACTATTCCCTCCTAAAGGCACTAAAAAATATATAGTAGATGGGGTAGAGTCAACTGAAGAAGATTTCTTAGGCGCTGGAGGCGGTCAGATTCCCGGTGGCAAAAAAATTGTATACGCTAATCCGCAACCATACCAACGTAGGGTTCTTCGCTTAGATGGAACTCCTGAAACAGACCCAGATAAGATTCGTAGAGCTTTAGGAATTGCACCTGCTATGGATTCAATGCAACAGTTTTAATTAACTTGAATAATTCATTATATTTGCCTTAGCAATAAGGTTTAGTTAAGGTCTCAACGCCCCTGTATATTTTATATGGGGGCTTTTTATTAAATTTATTTTTTTAATTAAATTAATTAATATACTTTTGTTCTAAAATAAAACAAATACACATGGCACGACATCCAGACCCAGAATCGGTATCAAACAAGGTAGCTCAGTTGCAGCTAAATGAAACTATTGTACTAAATAATCCATACACATCAGTAATGGTTATGGTTTCAAACCTTAAAAGGAAAGAAGGAAACCAAGACAAAGTTTTCAAAATTAAATCTCTTGACGCAACGACCCACGTAACAAGAGTAAAATAATTAAACGGCCTTAACTAATGACAACCAAAGAACTCCTGCAATTGGTGGATAACCAAATCGCAAACGCACGCACATTTAAAGAACTATGCAATATAGAGCAGCCAAAAGAATGGATTAAAACAAAGAAGTCTATTTCAAATGAGACAGAATACGAATTCAATGAAGTAGAATTGATTGAAAGTCTTTGTGACAAAGTTTTTGATGATTGGCACTATGAAATAATTTTTTCTCCGGTTATATATCAAGATAAAAATGGTGTATCAGTAACACAGACGGTAAAGTTATTTTACTTTAGTGGCGGAAAGGAATATATACAAACAGGAACTGCAACCGAATACGTAAACTCAATGAAATTATTATCATTAGCTACACCAAAATGTTCTACAATGGCATTTAAAAATGCTTGCAGAAAAGTTGGTAAGCTATTTGGTGGAGGATTGAACAGAGGAACAGAAGAAGCTGATTTGCCTACAATTGTAATAGAAAAAGAAGCTCCTGACCGTGCAGAACAAAGATATAAGCTACTAATAGATGATTGCAATAGTATTGATGAATTAAGAACATACCAATTTGTGATTCCCAAATCGCTAAAAGAACATTACGACCAAAAACTGAAAACCTTAAACGCTAAATAAAATGATAGACTTTTCTAAAACACTTATTCGCTCTAGTTCTGTAGGATATTTAATGACAGAACCACAATCAAAAGCAGCAAAAGATGCTGGAGAATTATCAAAAACTGCAAAATCACACTTATTAGATGTATACATTGCAGAAAAATACGGTAGAAAGAGAGATATTCAGACAAAACAAATGAGAAAAGGAGTAGAGGTGGAAGAAAGCTCAATTGATTTACTGTCAAGATACCTAAAAAAGCATCTACAGAAGAACGAAGAACGAATTCAAAACGATTTTATTACAGGTTTGCCAGATATTTTTGAAGGCGAAAGTATAAGCAACGCAGATGTAATCACAGATATTAAGTCTAGTTACGATTTATGGACGTTTCTAGGCAATATTCCTGATAAATTGGATAATCTATACTATTGGCAGCTAATGTCCTATATGTGGCTTACAAATGCAGAACAGGCGTATATTGCATATTGCTTAGTAAATACACCAGATAGTATAATTGAGCAGGAGAAATACTACCTATTGAAGAAAATGGATGTAATATCAGAGGAAAGCCCTGAATTTATCAAAGAATCGGCTAAAATTACATTCAATATGACCTTTGATGACATTGATATTCCTGAGAGAGTACTGCTATTTAAGGTAGAAAGAGATGAGCATGAGATAATGAAGATACAAAACAAGGTAGAAAGAGCAAGAGAATACCTAGTTGAGCTAGAAAGCACACATAAAAACTTCAATATTGGCAAGATATAATAAACTTACTAACAATAAGTGTTTATAAATTGTTAATAATTTGTATTGAATAATTGATTAACTTAGCAACATGAAAGGAAAATTAAATAAACTAGGCGTTATGAATAGCCTATGGAATAACATCCGTGCCAAAGCCGGTAGTGGAAAGAAGCCAACTAAGGAAATGCTAGAGCAAGAAAAGAAGATAAAAAAAGAGGAAAAGAAATGATACACAAAACTCCAGCTTGGACAAGAAGTGAGGGAAAGAATGAGAAAGGTGGCTTAAATGCTAAGGGTCGTGCATCGTATAATGCAGAAACTGGTGGTAACTTAAAAGCTCCTGTAAAATCAGGAACTAATCCAAGACGTGTATCTTTTGCAGCAAGATTCGCAGGCATGAAAGGCCCAATGAAAAAACCTAATGGAGAGCCAACTAGGAAAGCTTTAGCATTAAGAGCTTGGGGTTTCAGAAGTGTAGAATCAGCTAGAAACTTTGCAAACAAACATAAGAAGTCATAATACATATAATTAAATTAATTAAAAATATGCTACAATCTTAACCGAAAGTAGCATTTTTTATTTCTATGAAACAGAAAGTAATACTAAACATCACACCACAGACACACGTTAGGGCAACACAAGGAGATTCAATATTCTTCAGGATACCAAGAGAGAGGCTAAGGCCATCCGGATTGAGCAGACTTTTGAGATTAGAAAAGTACAACCAATACAAGATAGATTTACTAGCAGAAGCAAAGTCAAAATCCTTTGTCATGCCACCTCAAGGAGCATCAATTACCTTCTTTATACCAGTACCAGCATCTTGGTCCAAGAAAAAGAAAAAGCAACATCATGGGATGCTCCACCAATCAAAACCAGACTTAGACAATTTACTTAAAGCTTTTGGGGATTCCCTTATTTCCGAAGATAAGTACATTGCGCATTATGGAGAGCTTTCTAAGAGATGGGTAGACTTTGAAACAGGATGGATTCAGATAGAGATAACCGAACCAACCGAAGTATTAATTACGCCTCCTGCCAAAGAATAGGCTTTTATGAGTATTATATATAC